TTTGATACCATCATGGATTGCAACTTTGATGGCAATGTCAACGCGGGCAACTGGGAGCAAATCACGGCTGATATCACGGCGGTCAAGGTCAAGCGGCGTGTTAAGGGCACGTTTGATTGGATGACCATCAAGACTGTGGAAATCAATACGCCAGAAGATTTTATCTTTACGTTCAACGATACGACCACGGCGAGCGGCGTCGAGTATGAATATGCCTATGTGCCACTCATGGCCAATACCGAAGGCACGATTGTTGAGGGCGAGTACAATATTCAAGAAATCCTGAGTCAATTTGACGGCGTGTTCATCTGCGATGTCAACACGGTATTCAAGTTCTATGCCAACGTGACATATGGCACGATGGATGCCGTGCATCAGGTTGGCACATATACGGCGCTTGGTAGGCAATACCCCATCATCATCAGCAATGGCTTGGTGGACTATAAGCAGGGCAACATCAGCGGTGATATCCTGCCGCCCAACTATCTGCGTGATGGCAAGTTTGACCGCAAGGCTATTGTCCAACAGCGTGAGGCTTTGCTGAAATTCTTGAACAACAAAAAGCCAAAGGTTATCAAGGATTGGAATGGTGCGGAATGGCTGGTATACATCACTGGTAATCCAAGCATCACGTTTGATGACCGTAGCGGTATGGGCTGGAATACTATGGCGGCTGACTGGACGGAAATTGGCGACCCCAACAACAAGCAAGATATGTATGAAGCGGGCATGATTCCAGAGGGAGTGTGATGGCGGCATGATTATCCAGCAACAGGATTACGATATCATTCAACAGCGTATCATCAATCGTTACCTCAAGGTGAATCTGCTCGACTTCGACTATACGGTTGTGGATGAGCTGAGCGGTAATGTCATGAGCTTTGATGTAAGCGTTGATGCTGACAGCGATATTCGCAGGACGTGCAATGTTGAAATCGTTGTGACCGACAGCTCGTTCGACATTAAGGCTGGCAGCAAGATTTGGCTTGACAAGATGATTCAGCCGTATATCGGCATTGAGAATATTCGTACTGGCGAGATTCAATGGTACAACCAAGGTATATACCTTATCAACGACCCAAGCTGGCAATATGATACCGCGACCAACACCCTGAGCTTCAGCGCTGTTGACCTGATGGCCAAGCTGACAGGTTTGCGTAATGGTACTCTGACGGGTATCCCCTATGTTATCCCTCAAGGCTCGAGTGTGCGCGACGCCATCATTACTTGCCTCGGCTTGGCGGGCTTTGACAAGTATGTGGTTGACGATTGCAAGCTGCGTGATGGTACTGTACAGGAAGTTCCATATGAAATCAAGATTGAGCAAGGTGGCACTGTATACGACATCCTCTCTGCTCTGAGGGATATCCTGCCGCAATACCAGATGTATTTTGACGTTGACGGCGTATTCCATTACGAGTATATCCCGACTGGCGAGGATGCGCCTGTGTTGCTGGATGATAATGTCCTGCCCAAGATTGTCCAGAGCGAATCTATCAACACGAGCTTTGAATCCGTCAAGAACTACATCGAGGTATGGGGCAGAAGCCATGATATCGTGAACTACCCAAGTGAGATTACGATTGACGGCGGCGCTATTACGGTCAAGATTGCCGACCTTCCTGAACTGCCAGCTAATACCATGATTGGCTTTACGCCTGATGCAGATATCACGGACACGGCTATCACCATCAAGGTTGTCAGCAACGCCGTTGATGGTTCTGAGGTTACGCACGATGCATTGCCGCTTGTTGATTCTGCTGGCGAGCCAATCAAGAATCTTGCCAAGGATGTCTACTGGGTGGCGAACCTTCAAGAGGAAACAACTGGTGAGGGCGATGACGCCGTGACCACAAAGACATGGCTATTCATGGGCCATCAGCAAGCCCAAGCCGTATGGCAGGATGACAACCCTGACAGCCCGTTCTATACTGGCGGCTCTGTGGGCATCATCCGTGAGGTACTGTATGGCGGTGATTACGACAACATTACGAGCGATGAGCTGGCGCTTGAGAGAGCCAAGCTCGAAATTTATTGGAAGTGCCGACTGAACGATGCGTTGTCTATGGGTATGTTGCCCATCCCTTGGCTTGACGTCAACACGGTCATAGAACACGCGGTCAAAGGTGGCACGACCACTGGGCGCTACATGATTAAATCCTTTAGCGCGGACTATGGGGATATCAATGGCATGGATGTAAGCGCCATGACGTTATATTCCTACTATCCTCTATACTGATAAGGAGATGATTACAGATGGCAACAAATTTTCCAAATGCCAAGGACAACTTCCCGACCATGCAAGACGTAACGGCGGCTGATGCTATCCTGCTGGCTCAGTACCAGACGGCTATGCAGAGCGGCGAAATTGCAAAGGCAAAGCAAATACTTGCCCAGATGACGGATGGTGCGGACAAGGTCATCACGGCTGAATATCTGAACAACATAAAGGATGCTATGGATGCCCTTGAGACGTATTACCTCCAGCGTTGGAGTCCTGCATATATCGTCAGCGACACCCAGCCTGTCGACCAAGCTGCCGGAGACTTCTGGTTTGATACAGGTGGTAACGCATGATGACATATGAAGATATCCATCTCGCCGATAAAGCCAAATGGCGGCAGTTTGTTGAGCTGTGGCAAGCTGGCTCGATTGATTCGGCGTTGAATCTGCTGGCTGATACAAGCCTTAGTGGCAAGATTGTCAATGCAGCAGCTCTCAATGCTATCACGAGCCAGATTGTCTCGCTTGAAGAGAATGACGACTCGACGTTCAAGCAAGATATTATCAAGGTAAGCCCTACGCCGCCAACTGGCATTAAGCAGGGCGAGGTGTATTTTGAGACATGAGGATTCTCAAGAAAATGTCGACCATGAAGAAGTGGGGCGTCGTGTCGTGGGTCGTGACTATTGCATTGAGCGCGGCTCTTGTATACGGCGTCTTCTTCACAGATAGGAACATGGCCGACCTTGCCACGCTATGTGGCTTTGCATGGGCTGATACGGGCGTGTACACTGCGGCATATGCATTTAAGGAACGAGCTGAGAATAAGAAGAAAATCGCCGTTGCCTTTGTCAAGGAGATGGCGAGCGAGTATGGGATTGAGAACGTAGCGTCGTTGGCTCAATCCATTATTGAGGGGTAACGGATATGCTGAACAGTAGAGATATTGATAAGTTGCGCAAGGACGTTGCCGTGAATTGCCGCATCTTCATTGAGAGGTGTAGGGCGGCTGGCTATCCCGTGCTTGTCACGCAGACAGTGCGGGATGCCGAGTATCAGGCGCAACTTTGCAAGAATGGATATGCCAAGACTGCTGTGCCGAGCTTTCATTGGGATAAGGTCGGGCTGGCGTTTGATATTTGTAAGAACGTCAAAGGTCATGAGTACGATGATGCTAATTTCTGGCGCGGCGTTAGCAAGATTGGCAAGGAGATGGGCTTCACTTGGGGCGGCGATTGGAAGTCGTTCCCTGATAAGCCGCATTTCCAATGGGATGATGGGGGCAAGTGGACAAACGCCATGGTGCGCAAGCTCAATCTGCCGCCCATGATGAAGGAGTATGATGAAATGACTCAAGAAGATTTCAACAAGATGATGGATGTATATCTTGCCGAGCTTGGCAAGAAATCCGCATCGAGCTGGGCAACGGCAAGCATTGCCGAGATGAAGAAGGATGGCGTGACCGATGGCTCTCGCCCCAAGGCGTTTACTACGCGCGAGGAAGTGCTGGTCATGCTGGATAGAATGATGAAGAAGGGCTGATGAAGATGAACGAATTTCTTAACAATATGTTAGCCAACCTGCTCAATATGGCGTATGCTATGGGTATTTTCCTTTGTGCCTACCTGAGCAACATGGCGTTTGGCCTATACCATAACGTCAAGCAACTTGGCCAGCCGTTTGAGCGCGAACGCCTTATCAGCTCCGGCTGGAAGGTGCTGAGCGTGGTGCTTGGCCTGACGTTCCTTGTTGTGGCGGCAACTGCTCTGCCCAACTTTGCGACGCTGGTTGGCTGGGAGATTCCTGCTGAGTACACGGATGTGTTGAGCAATATCGCCGTGATTGGTGTGTGCCTATTGGCGAGTTGCAAGTACATCAAGGAAGCGGCGACGAAATTTACGGAAATTCTCAACGAGCCTAAGAACGTTGAAGATTTATAACCAAGGAAGATGAGGTGAGAATCTATGGCGACTACCAAAGATTTTACCATTAAGCAATATAACGGTACGGACTATGACGTGCTTGAGCCGTCGAGCGTATCGAGCCAAATTCATCTGAGCGAGGCTATTGTGGCCAAGCTGGCGAATCTTGGCGTGACCACTACTGACGACCTTGACAAGCTGCTGGACAGCCTGACGGTGCGCGTATCGAGCACCCAGCCGACTAATCCTATCAAGGGCACATGGTGGTATCAAATCGTAACCTGATGAATGGAGGTAGAGGATAATGGCAATGTGGATTATCCCCAGCGCTGTCAATGAAGATGGCGGTAGAAGCAATATGCAAACATGGAATGGCGCGACTTTGCCTGATGGCTACTACTGGTGTGACGAGCAATACGTCGATACCTATTGTCAAGCTAAGGGATTCGTGAATCTTGAGGTCGATGGCGATACTGTCACGGCCATGACGGTCAACCAAGAGGCGCTTGATAAGTGGGACGCCGAGCATCCTGAGCCTGAGCCGGGAGAGGAGCAAATTTCCGACGAAGAGGCCGTGGCAATTATCAAGGGCGAGATTACTGACGCCGAAGCATTAAAGATTATTTCTGGAGGTACTGAAAATGACGAAGAGTGAAGCTATTGAAATCCGTGGCAAGGTCGTTGACGGCGAGATGGTTCGCAAGGCTGGCGGCATTTCCATCCGCACTGAGCAGAGCGACAAGATTGGCTTTGATTGGGTCATCTACACGGTCAATGATATTGACGTTCGCAAGGATTATGTCGAACAGGCCGACCCCAAGGGTACGAGCGCGGACAATCCGATTGTCTGGGTCGATGGCATGACGCCCATTAACAACGCCTACTATCTCAAGGACGGCAAGATTTACGTCTACATGGATGGTTGGGTTGAATGGAACTAAAGGAATTTAAGGAATAAAGAAAAGGAGGTCAAGCTAAAATCATGGCTGACTACAATGTTCAGATGAAGCAGTACAATGGTACGAGCTTCGATAATATCCTCCCCTACGCTTCTCAAGCGTTGACCCTTGCGGGGGGGGGGGCAACTGAGATTATAGCCCAAGCAAGGGCTGGGTTATCTCAGATTGCAACAGGAAGTTATGTGGGCACGGGAACGTATGGCCAGAATAATCCTACGGTGATTACGTGCGGGTTCAGACCGAAATACGTGTATGTGTATTATCTGGCGGTAGGAAATTACAGTAGTGTAATGTATTATCGGCTCATAGGGTTTGATTTTGTGGACTCAGACCATAATGATACAAACGCTTTCTTGTTTAATTCTGCAAATCCTGACACTATGATTATAACCAGCGGGGCAACTATGGTTGTGTCATTTGAAAAAGACGGGATAAGTTTTTATGTGAGCGGGGCCAAAGCGTCAGCGGTGTATCAGCTAAATCAACAAGTTCCAGCGTCTTCTGAGGGGCGCTATTATTACGTCGCCATCGGCTAACCCCTTCATAACTTTCAAATTTATCCCCAGCCCTTCATCACTTGAGAATCCCTAACGTGATTCTCTTGAATTGCCATGATGAAGCGAAAATTTTATGGCAGATTACAATGTAAACATGAAACAATGGAATGGCTCAAGTTTTGATAACGTGTTGCCATTGGCGTATAACGCAAAGCAGTTGGAAGGCCAGAGTTTGGCGGAAGTTAAGCAATGGGTTCAGGATAATGGGTTGTTGCTGTATACGGGGTTTTATACGGGTACTGGGACGTATGGCGCAAACAAGCCTACGGTGCTACAGTTTCCGTTTGAGCCGATTATTTGGTTTACTCCAATTTATTCTCTTTCACTTCAGCCTTATTGGCAATTATGCAATATGTTTTCTACGAATTGGATAGAGATGCGTCCAAATTATGGAATTTCAAGTAGCTGCAATGTCTCGATGTCTTCTGACAGAAAATCTATCTTTATTTATTCTTCGAGTAATGCGGAAAGGCAACTCAATGATTCCGGTTCTATCTACTATTTTGCCGCCATTGGTGGCTATGATATGGGGGGGGCAGACTGAGTGGACGATTACATCGTCTGGCACTTGGACTGTACCAAGAACGGGCAGATATTATATTGAGTTGTATGGATATGGCGGAGCGGGAAAATCATCTGGTGTTCCCTACGCCTCTGGTGGTGCATCGTGTCAATCGTATGATTCTGTCGTATTAACTAAAGGGCAGGTAATCAATGTCACCATCGCGATAAACGAAGGAACAACCACATCTTTTGACTCTTACACCGTAACAAATGCCGGAAACGCATCCACAGAATCTCCTTACTATGGTACCGGAAGTGGCAATAAAGGCAAGAACGGAGCGTATTCTTATAGTGGCCATACAGTTGTTACAGTCGGAGGCGGCGTATTATCTGCCAATTATGGTGTAGGGCAGAGCAGTCAAAATCCTTACGCTACAACTGGCCGTTACGGTGCTGTCTATCTCAAATATCTTGGCGCATAACCATTGTTTCAAAATTTTATTTCACGAAAGGATGATGCTCTATGGCAAATTCCAAAACGATTCGCGCGGCAGATGGCGGCTATCTGCTGAATGCCGCGCAGTTTAGCTATACGACCGATGAGCTTGGCCGTCCAGTGCTTAATGTGCTGGATGGCGGCTCTGGCGATTTCAAGGCTGATGGCTCTGTGCCTATGACTGGCGACCTACAGCTTGGCGGTCATGCCATCTTTGGCGTTCATAGCATCAGTGGCGAAACGGATACGGCTGTGGCGATTGAATCTGAAGCTGACATGAACAATCATCGCATCACTGGACTTGCTAATCCTACGGCGAGCCAAGATGCGGCAACCAAGGTCTATGTCGACAGTAAGGTCTATGGCCTCTTGCCCACTATTACGGCATCGGCCAATGGCAAGGTGCTGGGCGTTGTTGATGGCGCTCTGGCATGGGTTGATAAGGCTTAATGAAAATTTACGGAAAGGATTGATTATATATGGCAAGATATTGTGGAGGTCTGAATCTCGGTGATGGCCTCAAACTTATCAAGAATATCATCTGCGACGCTGGAGCTACGTCTGTGGATGTGGCAAACGCGGTATCGACTTGCGGCCAGCTTTGGGATGGTGCGCTGTTCAAGGTTGCTAAGGTCGGCAACAGCAAGGTCATCACGCTTCACAACTCTGAAGGAGAAGAGGTTGGTGAGCCTGTCTATGCGCGTGGCAATTGCGGCGTTGGCCTTGATGGTCGTTTCTTCAAGGTTAAGGATGGCATTGTTAATTTGCAGGATGGCTTTATCCTGACGGTCATTACTGACCCTGAAGCTGCCGGTGTCAAGGTTGTGGATGCTGACAGTGAAGAGGTCGCGCCCATTGAGGAAGGCGGCAAGTCGTTCCTGCTGTCTGGCATTGGCGACCAGTATGGCGTCAATGTGGAATATGGGGGCTATACTGGCAAGCACCTTACTATCACGAACGATAAAGACCAGACGCTCACTGTTGAGCTTGAGGAAACGCCTCAGACGTAAAATTTTAGGGAACAGGTTAGATGTATTAAGCATCGGCCTGTTCCCTATTTTTTTCTTGATTATTTATCTATGTTTTGATAGCCAGAATCAACGCAAAGTTGATGGGCGTATCAATTTCCACTCGAGCCAAAACCGCCAGAACCACGCTCAGTTTCAGACAAATTATCTGATTCAACGAGCTTCACGTCAAGCACGGGCAAGATTGCCATCTGCGCGATTCTGTCTCCATGATGCACGATGCGGGTTTCAGCGCTATCGTTGTGAAGGGCAACAACGACCTCGCCCCTAAACGGAGCGTCCACAATGCCAACGCAATTAGCCGGTCTAAGCCCCTGCTTACAAGCAAGGCCACTACGGGCATAAATGGCGGAATAGTAGCCAATCGGCGTTTCCATGGCAATACCCGTATGGAGCATCACCGTTTCATTAGGGCGAATCTTGATGCCTCTTGCTGTCTTGACTTCGACGCCGCCATTCCATTCATGGTAGATGGCGTCAGGCGCGTCAAGGTAAAGGTCGAAACAGGCATCCGAGCTGTGGGCTTTGGTAGGCATTTGCGCTGTAGGTGTCAGGCGCTTGATTTTAATTTCCATTGGGTTCTCCTCTCTGTGTAAGCTCCATGAATCTTGGGAGCGTTTCAATCCAATCGCAAATCATCTTCCACTCAGGTAGACGATGATGGCGGCGTTGCTGATAGATGGTCTTGAGCTGCTGATAGTTCGTAGTCATGCCAGCCGTAAGCTCAAAGCCGCAAGGGATATTGTAAAGCACGGCAAGATATGCCTCGTCAATGAGCTTGTTGCGCCTTGGGTCAAATGATTTCTTGTTAAGCTCAACAAGCCGCTTATACTCGGCAATCTTCTCATTGCATACGTCAATGATGCGGCTATCAACATAGCGATTGCATTGCTGCTTGAGGTCAAACGCCGCCACCTTGTGCATTTTGCTTTGGCTTGATACAATATCGAACCAATGGTAACGCCCGGCTTGCATCCATGCATTCTGGCTCATGGTAAGGTCAAACTGGACGATTGATCCTTTGAGCGCATTGTCATGGCCCTCTCCCGTATCACAAGATAAGCACGCCTGAATACCTTTGGTAAGGTCGGCGGTCAAACTGTCAAGCTCAACCGCCTTGGGATATTTTGCCGTTCTGATGGCGCGTTCAACGCCGTAGACTTCTACATTGGTAATGCTCGGCATAGCTCAATCCTCCCAGATATATCGTTCACACATGAATTCAATCGTGTCATTGTAAATTACGCGGTTCTTGATGACCCAAAGCTCGCGCTCCATAAAATCCACATCAAACGGTAAATCGACACAGTCGCCAATCTGTGGCTCAGTATAGGGGAACTCAGGGTCAGTTGCCTTGACTTGCGCAATGAGCTTGCCATTCTCAATCCGCCCACTAAAGAATCTATACATTGCTTGCCTCCTTGTATAAGATAATTTTATCGTTATGCAACGACGCCTTAACATCAATCACGCGCTGGTTGCTTGAGCCACGCCATGACAGTGTGGGGTCTTTGAGCTTAGCCTCATAGCGGCCATCCACCAGCACGTCAACATGGGTCAACAGGTCATAGCGCACGAGCCGCGTGGCGTCTGCTCTTGGGCCAAGCTGGGTCAACTCTTCCCATGTGAATCCTGTCCAGAGCCATACAGTTTTGCCGAGTCTGTGAACAGCATTGCAAAGGCTTTCAAGGTTTGCCATACCATTTATATTCTGCCACATGGGGTCTCCGCCGAGAATGCTCAAGCCGCTATTATATGGCTTAGCAATCTCAGAGATGATTGTTCTAAACGTGGCTTCTATATAGACCTTGCCAGTATTATAATTCTGCTGTGGCTTATTGAAACACTCAAGGCAATGGAATTTGCAACCAGAGACAAATAGCGACGTGCGGATACCGATGCCATTAGCAAGGTCTACTTTGATGATTCCCGCATAGTTCATTCGGTCATCACCTCGTCATGTTTGATGCGCATCTCAACCTCCTGCTGTTTGCCCTTGTTGAACGCTGTTGTGTAGTTGCCAGTTAAATCGCTTTCGCGGACTGTTCCTTGCTCCGTAGAGCTGCCGTGTCCAGTCTCTGCATTCAGATAAATTAAATCAAAATCATATACGTGTTTACGATACAGTTTAAGTCTCCAGCGAATCTTTTCGGGGTCAATACCATATAGCTCGCCAAGCCATCTTGCGCAATCTGCTTTAGACTTGAACTCATGACGCTCATTGTTCCCGATTGCCACGACGCCAACAGCTCTTTCGGCTCTTGCTTTAGCAAGATTCTCTGAACCAGTCGCCGAGATATTTGAATGGTCTCGGTTTTTCATTTGCTCGCTGATGGTTACATATCTCAAATTGCGCCAGTCGTTATTGTGTGAATTGCGGTCAATGTGGTCGACTTGCATGCCCTCGGGGCAATCTCCAAGCCAACATTCCGCCACGATGCGATGAATCATACACCTGACAATTTTGCTGTCTTTGCTTCTGCCACCAAGATGAACAAATGTGACGTAGTGGCCAGCTTCAGAGTGATGGTAATCCAGCTTGATTTTGAGCTGCTTCTTTGACTTGACATTGCGGAAGATTGTCCCATTCTCGTTGACTTCGTATAAGAATTTCAATGATTTAATTTTTCTAAACTCAAGGTTTGAATTATTCATCTCTTGATACCCCTTTAATAATTATTTGATTTCTGACCCTGTTAGAGTCCAATTAAAGGAACCTTGCAACGCGAAGTTGCAAATTTACGACAATTTAGGGGCTTACAACTGGTTCGTTAACCCCGTGACTCTTCTGAGCCGCTGGATATGCTTACTTCCGCACATGGGGCAAACATCGCCAATCTCCTCAGTATAGCCACAATCCATACAGAGGTCATTCGGCACGTTGATGGCAAAATACGGGATGTCCTTGTCCATAGCGTAGTTGACCAGAGCCTCAAGGCCGTCAATATTATGCTTGACGCTCGATTCAAGCTCAACATACGTGATGCAACCAGCAGAGCTATAGCCTGTGAGCTGGCTTTCAATGTCGATTTTCTCAATGGGGTTGACCTTGCGCCAAACAGGGATGTGGATGCTATTGGTGAAGAAATCCTTGTCAGAGACATTAGAAATTTCGCCGTAACGCGCCTTGAACTTCTGCATGGCCGTGTAACAAAGGTTTTCTGCGGGCGTATAGTATACGCCAAAATTTAGATGCTCCTGATCCTTGAACTCAGCACAGCGGTCTTTGAACAACTGCTCGATACGCTTGGCTAGCTCCATGCCTTTAGACGTGGTATGGTCGCAGCCAATCAAGATTTGCAATGTCTCAGCAAGGCCAAGCTGACCAATGGCAAGCGTACCATGCTTGAGCGCCGAGCGGATGCCCTCTTCAGGAATATAGCCAGCCATGGTGTGGTTTTCATACATGAACTTGGCGCTGTCTGGACTCTGTGAGCAAATCCAATTGAAGCGCTCAATGAGCATATCTTTAGCTTCATGGATTTTCTGGTCGAGCAGTTGCATGAATATCTCAACCACATCTGGCTGGTTGTCCTCAGTAAAGGTGTCAACCCTCTCCTCGGCCTCCATGGCCAGAGTCGGCATGATGATGGTCACAGGGCAGATGTTGCCGCGCCCATCCTTAAGCTGCCCAAAGCCGTTGATGTCCCAGCCATTAGCAGTACGGCAACCCATCGTGCTAAAATACGTCCGAGGGTCATTGCGGTCGTAGCCAGCATTACCAGACCAATCTACGTTGGCGTAGTTTGGGTACAGCCGCAGACTTGTAGACTTGAGTGCCAGCCTGAACAGGTCGTAGTTAGGTTCGCCTTCATGGCGATTCACGCCATCCATACACTGGAAAATACCGCAGGGGAAGATGCTGGTCTTGTGGAGTTTCCCCATGCCCTTAATAGAAACGTCCAGTAAAGCTTTAATGACCATGCGGCCTTCGGGCAATGTGCACGTACCATAGTTGATGGAACTGAACGGCAGCTGATTGCCAGAACGGCTCTGGAGAGTATTGAGGTTATGATACATACCTTCGACGGCCCGATAACATTCACGCTCCGTCATATCCATGGCGTATTGATATGCTCTCGGCATACTTGTGAAGAACTTGTCGTCGATGCTCCCGTTGATAGGCGGGATGCCTTTTACCATACTATTCTCGACATACTTACATCCATCGTTCCAATGTTTGGCGAACGACTTGCGCACATAAGGAACCATCGTCCAGTCAAGATGTGTTGCGCTAACACCACCAAATTGCTGGAGGCTCTGGAGCTGGAAAATGACCGCCACAAGCTGGAATGCCGTGTTGATGCTCTGAGCAGGGCGCACATCCGTCTGACGAGTATTGAAGCCGTTGGCTAACAGGTCATCAAACGGAATACTCAAACAGTTGCCGGTCACAATTCCTCCATCAAGCGTGAACGTATGGGTACTGGGTTCTTCCACACACCATGCCTCATAGTCGGAGTTTGACTGTTTAACGATATTCGTAACCGTCCAAGTGCTGTTTGCGCTATAAGACGTTGTAAACGTAACCTCATACAAGATTCTGTCTGCGGCATAGTTTGTGCTGTTCTTGATTTCGCGAATGTGGTGAATGTGATATCCACACAAAGCCGACAGGTCTTTAATCATGTTGAGCACACGAACATCAGAAGTCCACACAAGTTTGGTTGAGGTGGTCTTGCTACCGTCTGCCGCCATGTAACCAGCAAATACTTCCACCTTGTCGGCGAAAGACAAAAGACGCCACATCTCATGGTCAAGGAATTCTTGCTTATGAAACTCCGCTTGCTTAAAGCACAGAATATCGCTGGAATCTTTGATGTAGGACTTACGATACTGAGCAATCTCAAACGGCTTAAGGTACTTTGCCTTGTCTCCACAGATTCTTGCCTGAATGTTGTTGCCATGATCGCAACCATCGCCGATAACAAAGCCAAAGCAGAACATATCAGCTTCTCTTTTTGTCATGCCAAGAAACTCGTCTGCCTCACGTTCTTCAACATAGTTGAGCGCCGAGCCAATATCAAGTGGTACCAGCCTATCTCCAACCTGAAGATTATCCGTAACCGAACCATCGCACAAAACCCAGCGATGATTTCTTGTACAATTAAAACTCTTAACGAGATTGCCTCTACGCAGAGTTACACGATACATAGACTGTCGACCATAACAATGGACGGTTGCTTCATTCCAGTTGCCATCCTTCGTGAGAACTTTAACTTTATCGCCATCCCTGAAATCTGAAAATTTCTTAATGCCTTCAGTTGTGAGGAACTTTGTATCACGCTGGAAGCAATTGTGCATACCAACTGCATAGCTGTCAAGGTCATGGATGTAAATTTCATTGTTGATATGGTTCGCTTTAGCCATCGGCGAGACCAGATATTCCAGCGCATACTTTTTGTTAACAACACTGCTGGCCTCACCCACGCGCCCGCAAAAGCTGTGCTCATCAACATTTGCATTTTGGTTCTTGACATCTCGCGCCTCCAGCTTTTCGGCAATGGCGTCCATGAGCTGGGCATACTGGCTACGCGCCATCTGATGTAGATAGCGGTACTCAACGTAGGTCTTGGCTACGTCTTTCCATTTGCTTGCCATGAGCTTGCGAACAACGGCGTCCTGAATCTCCTCAACCGTCATGCCGTCCTTAGCGGCAATTTCATTGGCAATGCGATGCGCGCATTCCTGCATCTCACCAGTCACGCCGTCAGGATAAACCTCGACGAACGCCTTGGTGATTGCCTTGACAATCTTGTCTGAATCAAATTCGACCTTTCGGCCATCACGCTTTGTAACTTGCAACTGCTGATACCTCCTTGAACATATCATATGGCTTATCGCCGTAGATAACTATTGATGTTTTGTTGGTGTCAATATCGACGCTTGGGCCTACACTTGCCGCTGGTTCAACTCTTGGCCTTACGCAGACCTTAACTTCCATATCATATGGATAGTACAAGAGCTTCCAGATAAGCTCGGCTACTGTCATGGTGTTTCCTCCTTTCTGCCCTTTGACACATTAGATTATATCAAATAGATGTGTCGTTGTCAAGTGGCCGCCAACATTTCTTTTAATCCCGTATTTCGTTTCAACTGCTCAACCGTCTTGATGCCATCGGCGATGGTCCCCTCATCGCCAATCACGATTAGCTTCTCACGCGCACGAGTAACCGCCACGTACATAAGATTACGGCTAAGGAAGAACCCGTGGCTTGGGTCAATCAGTGCGATGACCACCTTGGCCGAACTGCCTTGACTCTTATGCACGCTGAGAGCATATGCTTGCTTGAGCCGCATGAGGCTACCAACATTGTGTTCACCATTGTCAAAATCCACCAGCACGATATCCTCGTCTCCGCGCACGGGTTGATATTTGCGCAGATAGCCAATATCGCCATTGGCAATGAAGTTGTCGACGCCAGCCGAGTAATCGTTCTTGATGTTGATAACCTTGTCGCCAATCTTGATAGTGCTGTTCTTGCGTACTGGCTCGTTGGGATTAACCATATCGCTGATGGCTACATTGATAGCGTCTGCTCCAACGTGCCGATTGAACGGGCATAACACCATGATGTCGTCAGGCGTATAGCCTTGAGCAAGCAACGCCTCATAATGCCGAACTACCTGTTGGATAGGTTCAGAATTGTTCTCCTGCTCAAATAAATAATCAGGAAAATCATCCGTCAAATGCTCGCAACTGCCTTGCCGCATATCAGTTGCTATGGTGACAATGCCGCTCGAATTATAACGGAAAATCTTGGTAAGTTGTGTACGCGGAACAACGCCGCCGTCGATGATATCCTGAACCACCGAGCCACATTGGATAGATGCAAGTTGGGCATTATCGGCAACGAATACAAGGCGCGGCTTATTGCCAACAGCATCAAGCAATGCCGACAGCAGATGAACCGATACCATGCTTGCCTCGTCGATGATAATATAGTCGGGCTTCCATGGGTCAGTCAAGAACATATGGATAGTCATGGCTTGACGGCCAGTATAGCCACGCAGCACCTTGGCGGCGATACCAGTAGGGGCGAGGAGCTGGTAGTTAAGCCCGCGGTCTTCAAGCTCGGCGATAATGGCCTTGGTCGTGAAGCTCTTACCTGAGCCAGCATAGCCATTGAGCATCGACACGTCACGGTTGATGGCAAGCTCTACAGCGCTGAACTGCTCGTCTGTAAGCCCCTCATGGTTGGCTCGATTAACAACATCGTCACGCTTTGCTTTGAGCCGCCGCTTGATATGCTCTGCGATGTTTTGCTCGGCTCTATGCGTACCACTCAGAGCCACCAGATGACGAGACGGGTCGTACCAGATGCGCAGGTCATCGCTAACAACTTTGACAATGCTGGGGATAACCTCTGGCGCAAGTTTATGAACATCACGGGCAAGTTCTGAATCGACCATGCGCGTATTGCCATGCTGTTCATTGGCTTTCAGCGCCTCATAGACGGCGTATGTGCATCGGTTATAATCGTCCAGCTTGCAATAGCGGCTTGTAGCAAGCTCATCAGCCTTAGCCCAACTCATGCCAGCTTGATCAATGAGAACACGATACGGGTTGGCGTGAATGGCTTCTTTGAACCACTTAACATCCTCTTTGTAGAGCTTGTGAAGCTTGGTCTGATTTGCTTTATAGGTGATGCCAAAAGAACGGTGGTCAATCATTGTGTTCGTCCTTTCTGGAGATGACCTTCCACCATTCACGGCGAACGAGGATGGCCATGTTGTATGCCGTAGCTTTGGGATTGGTGTAGAGATTATATTCCTCGCCAAGCCAGCCTTCCTCGAACATCATCGACCAAAGTATTGTGCCAAACGGCTTGAATTTAAGACGAACGCCATATCCATAAATTTGCGTAGTGCAATCCATCAAGTCTTCGGTGTGCTTACAAACCTCAGTCAGCCACTCGTTGTAGCTCATAAACAAAACCTCCTTATGATTTGATATCACAATCATACCAAACCATAAGGAGGATGTCAAGGGGCTATTCTGAAATTTTTTCTTTGTATCTTGGGCAATCTTTCTGGTTATCATCCAAAAAGTAGGGGCAATCAGGCGGTTCTTTCTCAGCCCAACATAAACACGCCTTGGACGTGATGGGCGTATTGGCGTCACGCCAACCAGTGATTCGCTCAAACCGATGCTCATATTCGCAACTCATAGAATCGTCCTCTCTTGATATAATTTATTCCAAACCTCAAACCCTTTGTCGCTGGGCGAGTCCTTGTATCCAAGGCGGTCTTGCTTATCCCAGATTATCGCCACTTGACAATATGGCTTGAAGAGATTGGCAATCTTCTTGACTTGTCGAACATATACGCCGAACTCACCACCTCTTGTCTCATGGTACTGCCGGTCAAGCGCTATGTTGATCCGCTGGATGCCAAGGTCGAGGAGCATATCGCGACGCAGCTTGTTGCAATTCCAACCAAATAAAGAAACGCAAGCCGCGCCATCGCCAAGCATGGACACCATCTGTAGCGTTGACTTAGGGGCTTCAAATATCGTGACCTCATGGGTTGCCTTGATGGCGGCTTGGTTCTCATATAGCCCATAACATACGCGGCCAGTTGGGAAACGATAATCTTGCGTCAAGGTTCTCAGCGGCTCGTATTTGCGTCCAGCATCAACAATGGCTCGGCGTGTATTACGAGCATGGATGCCCACAAGATTGCCATCAGGGTCATGCACAGGGATGGCGATTTGGGCATTACGCCCATACCAGCCTATGCTGAACTTGCGCATGGCCGCCTTGCTAATTCCGTCATCAAGCCATGATTTATGGGGGATGGGCTTGAACAGCCGTAGCACGCTTGGGTCATAGGTTGTCAGTGGCTCAGGTTCGGCTTCGGCATTTGGCAACCAACGGCGCAATTCTTTTTGCCACGGGTCAACATCATCTCTTGTGTCTACCTCAGCGGCGTGGATATCAAGCGTCTGGCAAATATATTCAACTGCTGGTAGGAAGTCCAGATGTTTGATAAATTGAACAAAACCAATCACGTCCCAGCTCTCACCATCTCTATGACAACGCAAATGGCCTCCAGCATCGTCATCATACCACCATAGCTTATAGCTATCAGAGCCATGGCATATGGACTTGAAGTGGATTTGATGAGCTGAGGCAAAATTGTAATCCGCTCCAAGCGAATCCATGAGGTCAATGATGTTGTCGGCGTTGATTTGTTGTTTGATGGATTGGATATCAATCATTGGCATATACCAGCTTTGTCCTTGTCATCTCGTATGGCTTGTTATCGCTATCAGTGCACCAGCAATCCGTCCATCTGCCTGTGTTCAAATCCAACCTACCCCAAACTTTGAGGTGCCGAATCTGATTGCCAAAGCGAACCTTGAACAAATGAATGATGCGGTTTGGCTCAATGGGCGCTTTACCGGCCTCAACCATCATAGCCACGATTTCTTTCTCTTGGCGACGTAACGGCATGATGATGCCGCCCACGTCCAGCTTATCTTGCATAGCGCGACTACCAGCCAAGCATCCGGCATCAAGAACCTCTTGGTTGTTGACGTTGGCGTTGGTCTGACAGAACGTCAGAATGGCCACGTTATTTTCAACCGCAATATCCTTGAGGTTGGAAACAATGTCTGACAGCACTTGGTCTGAGCGAGTTGCCACGCCGTTCTTCTTAGCGATATCGCTCGATACCGCGGACTGCTGGCTCACATAGTCAAAGACCACATAGCCAACATCATGCAACGTGGCATATTCCTTGATGCACGCCTTGAGCTTGTCGTTCGTAAAGCTTGGCATGGTTACAAGGTAGATGTTAGAATCGTGCAAGATTTCAATAGCCTTGTCTACGCGCTCTTCCTCGCCATCCTCGTATCGACCATTGAGGATATGATAGGTCTGAACCCCGCTAATAGAGCCGATGAGCTTAGGTGTAAGCTCCTCTTGGTCGTTTAGCTCGTACTGGATTACGAGACAACCTTTATGCTGGTAGCATGGGTTAGGCTGATAGCATCCAGCCTCATCACCCCATAGCTCAGGGCAAGCAACCAACGCCGCATTGTATAGCGCCACGCCTGTCTTGCCAGAACCACTAACCGCGCCGTGCATTGTCAACTGGCCACGTTGCCAACCTCTTGCCGCCGTGTTAAGGTATCGGCTGAAGGTAGTTGCGCCAAATGCTGGCTCATCCTTGAATCGTTCCTTGACCACTTCAAAGCCATCTCCCGCCTTCATTTCTTTTGTGCTCTTATCCTGATAGAATTGCTTGCGGATGCTGATAGCTAAACCGTCATAGTAGTCGAGAATATCTTGGATACTCCACTTAGCCATATCTCCTTCAAAGCGGCCAATGTCAAAGCCAGCCTTAGCATATTCTCTAAGCAATGTTGCCTTACGAACGCTCGACCAATATAGCTCAAAGTTGTCCGCGCTGGCCAACTGCTTGATGGTGTCGATGAAATCTGTCAGGCTGTTATCATCAAACACCCGCTTGACTTCAGCGTTATTCGCGCATAGTGTATAACAATCCATCGCGCTAATGCTCTGAGCGCCACGCTTGGCTAACGCCGTGATAGCCTGATATAGCCTAAGATGAAAAATCTGCGGCTCAAAATCCTGCTTGGCTAATGGGAATTTATCGCTCAGAGCAAGACTTGGCTTGATGAGCATAGCGCCTAAGCAAAGGCGAGCCACCTGTGAATCATATACGCTCATACAAACACCTCGGCCTCTCTCTGCCGCTTAACAACTACGGCGTCATTATCTTGTGGTTGCCAACTGGCTACCTGTTGCTTCATACGCTGCTGCCATTGCCAATATGCCTTTGCTTCATCATAGATATATGGCACGATACCAATGCCACGATACTGCATCTGTTTGACGTTGATGCTATACCATAGCGCATATCGTATACCGACATAGGTCATACCTTCAGCCGTCATCCGCTTGAGCTGCGAGCCAATCACAATGAAGTTGGCGTTGGGGTCAATGGATTTGATGTAATCAAGCAAGGCTTTGCGTTCAACCGCATCTGGACTTGTCGATTTTTTAGCCATTGGATTTGCCCTCGATGTATGCGCCCCACTGGTCAGCTATAGCCTTGGCAATGCCTTCAAATGTTTTAGACCGCTTTGTAGAGCCTTGTGCTACGCCACTATTGCCGCCTCCACCTCGACTGAATACGCCAGTATTAGACGGCACATATGGAGTGTAGGTTGTCAAGATGTTGGTGGGGATTAAATCGGGAACGTCGGTCGTCCATAGCAGCGTTTCCTTGGAGTATGGGTCGCCATATTCATATGGCTGAACAATTTGAGATGGCTTAGGCAATCCAACAACCTTGAGCGGGCGTGGATTCTCAATGGCGATATGGTCGCATTTTGCATTATAGAATCGCATGAAAAAATCCTTGGCTTCCATGGCTAATGCAAACCGGTCTTGGTCGATAACTCCAGCAGTTGGATACATCCATCTCGCACCCGCTTTGGACATATAAGTGCAAGGCGGGTGAGCAATCAGCAAATCCCACCGACCATCAATATGATGCTCGACGCCATTCATGGTTGTAAACGTACAGTCTCCATCAATCAACGGTAGCACATCCTGTTGGATATGCCATTCAGGATGACTGCCAGAACATGGCTCGATATCGCAACTGTACGCCTCCCAGCCGCGCTCTCTAAACGCCGTACATACACGCTGACTTTCTTCACAACAGACCAGTAATCGAAATTTTCTGTCCATGTCAACCCTCCATAATTTCAAGCTCAAGCAAAATTTTCTTCATCTGCTCATCGTCGATATATTCATCAAGTGGCTGGCAACTCAACATCTGCAATCCATATGGCACATTAACCACCATGCCATCCTGCTCGATATATCCCGCTGAATAGCCAAGCCGCAAGCGATATACTCGTCGCTCATAGCCCACTGGGGCATCCAAGCTAAATGCTCTTGGCCAATCGCCAACCACGTTGACCAGCTTATGACCGTCCACCCATTGACCATCAAGCTCTATGGTCATGTTATCAGGCGCTCGTGGCTCTATGCGGATGTACCGGGCGTTGAAGTAGATGCGCCCATGCCATTCGTTGATGTTGCCGCTTACCATCAACCGTGTTGGCTGGTCTGCTGGCGGTATGGCGTATATGTGGTCATGCTCGCCCTTAGTTACAATTCCCTCAATCTGCGGATGCAAATAAGGGATAGCCTTGCATATTGCCTGATATTGCTCGGCGTTCCACTTTCGGCTGATGGTCTGTTGCATGGTGATGACCTGACGGTTGACCTCAAGCGATAGGCGAACTTTGATATGGGTGCGATAGAATTGAATGGCGCACTCGCTCAAAGTGCCTACCGATAAGAATCTATTGACCATCAGCTCATCACCTCTTGTTGGATATTATAGCAAAGAGGCGAGCCTTTGTCAAGCCCGCCTCTCAATATTTTTTATCTCAGGCGAAAGGGTTCTCCGTATCCCAAGGTGCGGTAGCATCACCAAGGGCATCATTAGCGGGCGCACTGGCAAACGGGTCACTTGCGGCCTTCGTGTTGTCCTGATTTGCAAACGGGTCAGTAAAATCATCCTGCTTAGTCTGACTGGATACCTTGGTTGCGTCGAGCTTCTTCAGCTCTCTAACCTCAAAATCTCCCTTGCGAATCTTATCGGCGCTATGGAACATATCAGGCTTGCAACTCGTCTGAATCTTTCCGTTATTGCCTTGATACTCTTCCTCCCTAAAGGTCGCTCCAACAACCTTCTTAACAAACTGCTGCTCGTGCTCTTCATCCCACACAAAGCCCTTATTGCTGTTCTGAACAGCCGTTACAAACTGCTTGAAGAACGGCAGCGCCTTTTCGTTACTTGAGTCGTAAGACTTAGAGAAACGGCCACCCCACTTCTTCGTCTCGCGAGTATCGTTCTTGTACTTCTCGCCATAGAATCCTTTGTACTCGCCTTCGTCAATGTCAAAGTAAAAATCGAGACGATTTTTGTCGGGAACGTCTTCGCACTTTAAGATGCGGATAACATAACCTCCTACGGGCAACTTCTTGTAGTTACCGCTACCAGCTTCCTGAACCTTGCTTAAATCTACCTTTCTCATACTTTTTTGAATCCTTTCTGAAATTTATTGAAATCTATCGTTAGCCTTGATAGGCGAACTCACCAAAATATTTTTCTTCGGCTTCTTTGCGAGCTTCGTGAGCAAGCTCTGGCGTTTCAAATAACCCTAAATATTTTCGCTTCTTGTCAACTCGAATAAATGCCTCCCATTTACCACAATCTTTCTTAAACACGACACCTATATATCCAGACGTGTTATTGCTTGCCTTTTTACGATTCATGGCGTTATTGCTTTGAGTGCACACGCGCAAGTTACTCTTCCTGTTATCAAGCTCGTTATGATTGATATGGTCAACAACAAATCCGTCTTTGGCGTCCATTATTGGTCGATGCATAGATGTTGTTTTATTGTTAATCGTTGCTACGGCATATCCACGTGCGATACTCCATTGGTACATTGATATCTTAGGAACATCTTCGGTGTCAACTAACACAACAGAGCCATTCGTGAGATGGATTCTTGTTACGGCCCCATCTTCTTCGTATTTATTGGTTTTCTTATAACATCCGCAAGACTTTGTATCGCCTCGCCAAAGATTTGCACCTACGACATTACATCTGTTTCCACAATCGCACTGACACAACCACGTCGCATTCTTATGTTTATCATTGCCACTCCTACGTAATACGATCAACTTTCCAAAGCGTTTCTCAGTTAAATCTTTCAGAGCACTCATTTTACATTCTCCCTACTCAAGAAATTTTATTAGAGTGGGCAACGCGGAGTAAGCACGTTGCCCTAAATGAGAAAGTTTGCAACCTTATCTCAACCTCTATTATGGATTATATCACATCCGGATGCTTTTGTCAAGGACTTTTTTTACTCGGCGCAGTATTCTTCTTCAGTCCATAATATTCTCTGATGGTGTCATCGACCATCTTGAGGTCGTTGTCAATCTCAACTTCGTCGAACATCCCCATCGGCGACTTACACGGATTCATGCCATCAGACTGGGTGATAAAATAATGGCGGCGTTCATCTGCCTTGGCAAGCAGAACAATCGTGAATAACCCCTCAACCGTGAGCTGCTGGTCAAGCATCTTGCCGAGCGTCTTTGCCTTTACCTTGCCATTTTCATCGACGTCAACGTGCTGCATAACATAGACGATGGTGTCGGGCGACGTGTCCTCCTGAATGCATCTCAGCATTTCTTCATAGTTCTTAGCCATGGTGGTAAACTTGCCATATCCTGTCTCGTTCACCTTGTCAAAGCTCTCGAACGCCATGAGATACTGCGCGTCATCCACTACATAGCTCAACGTCTGGCCACTCGTAACAGCGCCACGAATCATGCCATAGGTTGCCTTATCGGCCTTCTTGAGCTTGTTAACATTTCTGAACGGCAGCGGCTTAGATGCCACATTCAGAATGCGAACATCATTCTCCGCAAAGTTTCGCATGGACGCCGACTTACCAGAGCCGGATTCACCAAGAATCAAAACAGCTACCCCAATTAAATTACCTCCCTATATTTCCATCTAAATCCATTAGATGTCTCTCGTTTCCCTTTGCAACATTCACAGATATGGTCTGATTTATAGCCAAGCGCAACAACTGCATCTTTGGCGCTTGGCCATTCTTTTATAAATTCGCCAGACAAACTCATCTGAACGACTGGCAATTTTATAGCGGGATTATTTTCTTTGAACCTTACACGCATTTCATCATAGAACCAGCGCGTGTTGTCGGCTCTTTTTCTATGCCCGTCGTTATAAGCTAAGTTATACTGTTGAGTACACCACTCAAGATTGTCCGCGCTATTATTTAATTTGTTTTCGTCTTTGTGGTTGACGACCGGTAATCCATCTGGATCGGGTAAGAATGCCTTGGCGACAAGTCGATGTACAAGCAATCTTGTACCAACTTTTTCTTTGAAAAGTTGAACAGTCGCATAGCCAGAACTCAAGACGTTCCACTTGAGTTGTTTCTTGTACCGAAACAAGCTACGCACATTACCAAGATTACTTACCTCGTATAAACCCTCATATCCAACAACATCTTTCCAGATTTCTTCCATCTTACATTCTCCTTACTCAAGAAATTTTTATTAGAGTGGACAACGCGGAGTAAGCACGTTGTCCTAAATGAGAAAGTTTGCAACCTTATCTCAACCTCTATTATAGATTATATCGCATCCAGATGCCGTTGTCAAGAACTTTTTTTTGAAAATTCTTGACTGCAATCCCCATATTCTTATATCCTCACTTTCTGCCTTTATTCAGCATTTGATATTATATCATAGAATTTTGCATTTGTCAAAACTTCGGCTCGCCATAGCTGCAAAAATCATCCGGCCATACGCCATTAGACTGATTCATGCACCACAAAACCCCTTCTGTATAGACATCTTCCAGCCTGTCGTTTCGGTTCAGCTTGCGAGAGCCTCGACAGTCTTTGCACCGCGTCACGACCACGGCGTAACCAGCCAATCGTCCTAATGCCATTTCACACTTGCTGCAAAGCACCATGTCATCTCTGGATTTGGCGAACCATTCGCCGCACGCTTTACACGCTGGCATCTCTCTCACCTCCGTCCATCTTCGCGCCGCAGTTGGGGCAGTACGGCACGCAATACTCTTTAGAGAATTTCCGGCATCGGGTGCACTGTTCCTCATAGTTTCCTGTTTCCAGATTGAACCGGCCCGTGCCCCACTTGGCATGTACCACCGGCGCAACGTCAGCGGCAGGGCGATTCTTGATAAACGATTTCATGGCATCCGTCGTAATAGTCTTGTCGCCAACCATAAACTTCTCGCGCCGTTCAATTTCTCTGAGCGCCGCTTCACGCTCAATGTATTCAGTCATTGCCACCATCCTCCTCACTCGTAGCCCTAAGCAATCCTTCAGCAAAAGCATGGTCTTCATCATAGCCGTCTTCAAGCCAATCAATTAAAGCATCCACATCGATTTTTCTTCCCATAGCATCAAACCTCCAAAACCTTAAACATTTTCACAACCGTCTCGACCTCGCCAGTCTTGACGAATTTGCCATCATCAAGTTTCTTGAATTTTGGCTTCTCATCCAGCACAACCTTGAGCACATCGCCAGTCTTGCAGCTATGGCTTGCTGCCCATCGCTTGTCAACCTTGTAACGTCGTTCAGCACCGTAGGCAAGGTTATATAGCCTAAGCCATATCGCACCATAACTTGTTGTCTCGATGGCAAGCACGAGATATTCATTGACGTCTCGGCGTGAGTCAGAACCATCAACATATCCAAGCATCTCGAATTGCCATCTGAGCTTGTCAACAATGGTCGTGCGCGGCATTTTCAACGACCGCAGAATACCCAAGATAAGCCCATGATTGTCAATGCCGCTCGCCGTCTTATCTGTGAGCTTGGCAGCGTTGGCCTTTAGGACGGCTATATCATAACCCATCTCAGCCCATTTGTCAAGCCTTAAATTCTTGCACTTGAAAAATTTATTAAAAATCTCTACGCCAAGCAACAGCGCCTTGGCTGGGCCAAATTCCTCAAAGTACCCAATCTTGATAAGGATGTCAAGCTGGCGGCTATCAGGCTTATTGGTCATAGACTGCATGGCGAACAGAAAATCAATAAAATTGCCAAATTGCTGGTCGCGCATGGTGTACAATTCTTCGGCTACTGCGGCGCTCATATACTTGATTGAGCCAAGACCTTTGTATATGGACTTGGTGTCAACGTCGCAGAAATAATCAGACTTGGAATGACGGAACTGCGGCGATTTAATTTTGATGCCCAGCTTATGGGCGTATGCTGTCAATGCCGCCGTCTTGCCGTCATCGCCCTGTTCAACGTTGAGGCATACGGTCAGGAATTGTACCGGATAATAATATCTAAGCCATCCTTCGGCATATCCCTCATAGCTATACGGCTGACTATGATTTAGGCTGAATAGATAGTTGCTGGCATCTTCAATGACCTGGATAAAATCGGCAATGGTCTTGTCGGACTCCTCTTGGCTCATTCCATACTGTTCCCTCATAGTCTTGGCAAAGCCAGCCTTGATTTGCGGGATATCCTTATCTGTGCCTGTTTTTTTGGCAAAATGACGACGCACAACATCGGCCTCGCCCATAGTATAGCCACAGTATTGGTGCAAAAAGCCGATAATCTGACACTGGAAAATCAAGAAGCCGAATGTATCAGACATGAAATTGTTGATTGCTTCATTGTCATAGGTTCTAATATCGCCGTTTGCCAATTCATCACGATATGATGCGCCAGCGGGGCGAATGGCACCATTACCCATAGACAGCAATGTGATATAGTCAATATCGGGCTGCACCTTGCGCAACTTGGCAATAGTATTATCTGACAGCAGCTGCTTGATATACCGCTGTGCCGAACTCGACTCCCACTGGAATATGGCCGTTGTATCATCTCTAATAGACTGCCACACAGCCACATCATTTACGTCTATATTATCCGGCGTCAATCTGTCTATGCCAATCATTTTGCAAGTCTCATTGATAATCTGTATGGTTATCAATTTCAGCAAATCGAGCTTAACGTAGTTCTGAAGGTCAACCTCTTTCATATTGATTTGGCTAATAGGCACCGTATCCGTAGATGTGGTGAATAGCCCCATGCGGTCATCAATGCTGTGCGGTGCTACTATCATGCCCGAAGGATGGTTGCCCACAGACACCACGCAGCCGTTTACTATATCGACATATTCGAACAACTCCGGATATTTAGCGCGGCATCCAGCCTCATCCTGTTCGACCACGTTGCATATTGCGCCGACTTCATCAAGCGACATACCTAATGCACGGCCAACATCTCGCACGGCACCCTTCAGGGCAATGGTGTTAAATGTGACAATATCGGCGCAGTACAGACCGTGCTTATTGAACACATAATCCTTAACCTCGTCAATTCTGTTTGGAGCGATGTCGCTATCAATGTCGCTCAGTGACACACGCTCCACATTCATGAAGCGGTCGAAATTAAGGCCGTGCTTGATGCTGTCCATCTCTGTGATGCCGAGCAGATAGGCAATCAGACTGCCCGTGCACGACCCTCGCCCATAACCGATTAGAATATCCTGTGTGCGACACCATGCCACAATATCCTCCATCAACAACATGAAATCAATAGCGCCATTATGGATATATGCCTTCATTTCATACTCAATGCGGTCAAGATACTGCTGGTAGTTGGGCAGCTTATCAACGCCGCGCCATTTAATGCCATCTGCAATCTTGGCTCTAAGCACCTGTTCGCTATCATCACCCCAAAGGTGCGGGTACTTGTAGGAATAGTCCAGCTCAAACGGCTCAACCATATCCGCCACCGTATTCGTCATCTCAATGGCGTCGAGATAAACTTGCATGGGCAAGGCGTTCTGGAGCTGACATAGCCGTACAAGCTCATCATAGCTCAACATCTCAAGATGAAATTCATCCTCGCCGTCAAAGTGGATGCTCTTGGCCTTTTGTAAAATCTTGCGACCTTCCACATGCTCGGCGTTGAGCGCATGGGTATCTGTACACATCAGCAGCCGCAATCCACTACGTTTGCTCAACGCCCAAAGCGCTTGATTATATCGTTTCTGCTCTGCGCTGATATGCGGCTGAACTTCAAGAAAGCAACGGTCGGGATGCTGGCATAGCCAATCAAAAAAATCTTGGCGAATAGGCTCAGGTGCTTTGTTAAGCACGCCGCCCAAACACGCCGTTGATACGATGATGTTGTCACTGGTGTTCTTGACATCCTCAATAGTGATGCGCGGCACATAGTAGAACGAATTGTCGTCTCGATTGAAAGATTTGCTCGACAACTTGTTCAGCTCAAGTACGCCGTCATAATTCTTGGCGATGAGCAAGCAATGGTAGTTGTCTCGAATCTTTTCGTCGAGCGTGTTGGTCAAGTAAAATTCTTCGGCTGCAATGAACCTTATACCAGCGGCTTCCATTGCCAATTTCTTTTTGACCCAGCCCATAACTGAGCCATGCTCGGATATCGCCATAGCTGTCATGCCCAACTCTTTAGCCCTGTCAACATATTGCTGATATGTCGTTACAGAGTCGATGTTAGTCACGGCGTTTGATAACATGGTGTGACAATGTAAAATGGTATAATTAGACATAGGTAAGCCCTCTCTCTCTAAAATCTTTTCTCATGGGTCTATCACCGCGCAACCAAGACATCATAGTACAAGCCTTTACGTTATACGCTGCCGCACAGTCCGTTACACAGTCATATAAAACTCCGTCACACATGACCTTCTTTGAACGAGATATTCTCCCACCCTTACCTTTGAGTTTAATAGAAATTTTCCTTCTCGTCTCTTCAGATTGAGTTTTACCGTACATTGGATTGTTTTCGCCAACCATATTCTTAGATGCCGCATTGCGCTCTCTCGCAACAGGACTGGAACTATTCTCTGCCAGCGTTCCCCATTCAAGATTGTCAACTCTGTTGTTGCATACGCCATCATATTTCAGATTCTTTTCATCCTTGTGCACAACAACCAAGGAGGAGCCGTCATTTGGTAAGAATGCTTTTGCGACCAATGAATGAACTTTATAGCTTTTCTCAATACCATTTTTACTTAAAGCAACCATCCAATATCTACCACTGGAATCAATTTGCTGAGTCAACTTTTTACCCCTTAGATAACATAAAGCACCATCAGTTTTCCTTGTTACAACTCTATCAACGCTGCGCACCAATCCGAAATTGCTAACTTCATACAAACCTTCATACCCGATTACATCTTTCCAAATTTCTTCCATAACAAGACAAACCTCCTCTTACATCATATCTACATGATACCACACAAGAGGAGATTTGTCAAGTATTAAATTTTAGCAAAACCGCTTACGATATTCCTTGATGCCGTCAACCAGCGCTTTAATATCATCTGCTGTCGTCTCTGGCCCAAACGACACCCTGATAATCTCAGCCGCTTCATCATCTGTCAGGCCATATGCCCGCAACACGCGATGGTCATGCGCCGCAGAGCAAGCCGAGCCACCTACGCCAATGTAGACGTTGCGCGAAGCAAGGAACTGCTGTAGAGCATCGGCATTGATGCCATTGAGGCGAATGGCGTTGATAGACCCCGCAAACATTTGACACCCAATCACATCGTGGTGCTCAATACAAGCCTCGTCAAGAAGATTGTTCATCTGCACATACAGGTCAATACCATGCCCATCTACTCGGTCGCCATTTTCACACGCCCACTCAACAGCATCGGCCAATGCCAGCACGCTCGCCACGCTTAAGCTGCCATGATGTAAACCCCATTGGTTACGGATATCCTTAGCCGCTCCAAGCCATTCACAAAGCTCGTCGTTGATCCACATGAACGAAAGGTCGGGACATCCAATCTTGTGTCCCGACATGAACAGCGCATCGGCAATATTGTCAATGTCTCGTGGCAGCTTGGCTTTACCAAATCCTGCCGTAGCATCTACAACCAGACGGCAATCTTCGTCTAACTCTGCCCGAATTTTCTTCAGGTCGAAAATTTCTCCCGTAATATGATTGACCCATTGATGAATGTAAAAATCCGCGCCGATAATTTCATTTGGTTTGGCCGTTGCTCCTATCAGACAAGCATCGTGTTCATATGGGCTATGCGACCATGCCAATCTGCTGCCGCCTACCGTATTGACCAACCATTCAATCGCCTCCGTTGCGCATCTAAAATACAACACGTGGCCACTATTAACACCGATAGCCGCCTTGATGCGCTCTTCGCAACCCATTAGTAACCCGCGCTCTTTATAAGCATATGCCGCATTGGGATTGCAATGTAGGCCATCATACTTGCTTACTGTGAATCGAATCTCAGGGCTTGTGCTTGCCCAATCTAAGAATGTCATGGCTTAATCCTCCTCGTCATGCAACCAACTCCAGAACGCGCTCATCGCACAGCATCCGGAAACGAACCAGCTCACAGCCGTTCGCCAATCAGGTCGCCAGCTAAGGCTATACACGCCACATCCAGCGTTGAGCACAGCCAGAATCGACATCCAGATTACCCATTTCCATTTACTCTTCATAACTTTACCTCCTTCAATTCTTTACGCAATCTCTGGACTTTACGCCGCCAATTGCGATTTGATTTTTCAAGCTGATGGATGCGCCGGATAGCTGCTTCCATAACATCTTGCGCATTTAGATATTGCTGCTGGTATAAATTGCAATCCGTACACGTCAACCCAAAGCAAACATCGTCCAGAACACATTGATAGCAATTTAGCGCTTTCTCAAGGTCGTTCATAAAATCAATCCCCCTATCTGGTTGATACTTGGATTGTACCATAAAACAGGAGGATTGTCAAGCATTATTTTATAAGAAGCGGTCAATGATTGTACATAATTTTCCTCTGTAGCTCTCAGGTAAATGACAAACCTTGACAAAGTCATATGCGCCAAGATACTGAATCAGACGCTCAAAACATGACCGGTCAGCAGGGATATCAATCTGCGCCGAACATCCAATAAGGATAACCTTACAAGCATCATCGCATCGGCTGATGACCTTTTTGATTTCAGGTACAGTGAAGTTCTGGCACTCATCAATGATGACGACTTTATGATTAAAGTTTACGCCACGAAGAAACGTCGACGGGCGAGCATCAATCCATGCCGTGCCCATCTTGATTGTATCCACAGAGCTGATGGCACGAACGGGGTCCTCGTTGAGCTTGATAAGAGCATCGTCCAAAGGTTCTCTGTAATCTAAAATTTTTTCTTCAGTTGTTCCCGGCCTATACCCTAATGCCTGTTCTTGGTTCGCGCTGAACACGTAAACCACGCCGTCATAGCCATGATACGCCTGAAGCATCCTCGCACACGCCGTAGCAATCAATGTCTTGCCGCTACCAGCAACAGCATTGGCAATGACCACCTGTTTATCTTCCGACATGATAGCATCACGGAAAATCTTCTGGCCCTCATTGAGCGTCAGCCCAAAGAACATATCCTCGGGCGGTGCACCAAACTCGTTTACGTCATTCACAATCTTCTTCTTGCTTGCCATTCTTGCTTCTCCTATCTGATTCAAATGCAATCCACAACGGGCAATCTCTACGGCTCGTATAGTATCGCGTCACGGCATCCTTGATATGCTGGTGGCCGCCTTGCCCACAGCATCGCTCGTCGCATTGCCGCTGGTACTGGCATCGTGTGCATACAATATTCCAGAGCTGCTTACCGCTTGTCACACCAGTCATCGTCGTTGCCCTCCGTATAGCCAAGGTCAAAACCGATGGCTTGAGTATTCTGCTGGCTGGCTGGCTGGATAACCTCAACAGCCGCATTGCTTTCGGCTTGAGCTTCATTCAAATCCATCTGCCATTTTGCCACCAGACGATTGCAAGCCGACTGCAATACACAACTAATGCTGTCCAAACACGGCATGGCGATGGTATAGAACAGGACGCCACCAGCAAATAAATATACTGGGATAAGCGAATCTTTATACTTCATGCTTGACCTCCTCTGGGCGGCGTTCTTTTACTCTCGTCGCAATGTCCAGCTTATCCTTGAGGAATTTCTTGATTTTCTTGGCGCTGGTCATGTCTTTGGTCTGCTCAACGGCAATCTCCCATGCCGCCTGATGACCTGCCATAAGCCCAAGCATGAACTGCTGCTTGCAAATCGTCCCGATTTTCTCTCGAATGGATTCTTCAAATTTCTTATCTTTTTCGTCCATTTTAGCCTCCTAAATCACAAATTGGGCAATATTTCTCACAATATGGCTCGTATGCGTCAACCTCTGAATGATATTCTCTGCCGCGCATAGTGTACAATTTCGAGCCGCAATAAATACATCGGTCGTGCGCAACAAGCCATTCTCTGCAAGCATCCGTCAGCTCGCGGGTCTCATTAAGGATTGCTTCAAGCGATTCAGCGACATCATCCTCTTGATAACAACATTCGCGTTCGACCTCATTGATGATGCTCTCTGGATAATCTTGCATATAGACCTCCTTTACAATTTTTGATTTTATTCAAACGGCATTGAGCCATTCAAAACGATTTTCTTCTCAATGGCTTCTCGATAGCGTCCTCAACGCTCCAGCCTTTTTGGATTCTCCTACGCAACGTTATGGGATTCATGCCAATTTCTTCGGCCCACTGCGCCGCCGTTTTTGTCTCACCTTTATACGTCAAATACACGTTGGTTCTCTTATTATTACTTTGCTCTTTCTGCGTCACCCATCGACAGTTCGACGGTTCATAGTTACCGTTCACATCAATGCGGTCAATCGTCAAACTATCATCATATCCATTTGCTTTTGCCCACTCGGCAAACGCTTCATACGATTCATTCCATTCATCGCATAGCCTAATGCCCCTGCCACCGTAATCTGGCCAATGTTGGTCTGTTGGATTGTTGCACCGCACCTTCATGCCGCGCCACTCTTTATACAAACGCGTATTACTTTCGCCATGCGTCACTCTAAGTTTGCCCGTCCTACGGCCAAGCTCAGCACTAACATCAGAGTGGTAGCATCCACACGATTTCGTAACGCCCTTTCTAATATGAAATCCAAGCGCAATAATTTCGTTGCCGCATTCACAATGGCATAACCACTGTTGTCTCTTGTGGCCGTCATTGCCAATGTATGGTTCAGCCAAGCTCAACGCGGTAAGGCGACTCTCTGGCACACCATGTTCTTTCATAACCCAACCCGTCATATCGACGAATCCATGGTTCTTACGCCGTCTAACCAAACGGTAGCATCCACAACTCTTGCTTTGACCACCTCTCAAAAGCGTTCCTTCAACTGTTTTGATAGTGTGCTTATCACAAGAACATTCGCATTCCCACATAGCCTTGCCACTCTTATTAAGGCCAACGAAACGTTTAACTGTCCATCTACTATCAGGAACGCCGTGCTCGTTCATTTTCCATCCGGTCATATCGGTAAAATTATAATTCATTATGTCCTCCTAAAACGATACAGACACACCCGCAGCTCTTAACGTCTGCGCATTGCGCTTTGCATAAATGAGCGTGGTCTGAATGTTATTGTGCCCAAGCAATTTCGACACAACATCAATCGGCTGACCCTCATTCAAAAGAATCGTGGCAAAGCTATGGCGGAACGTATGAGCGCTAACAGCATCCGCGTTCTTGACGCCAGCCTTACGAGCCAAAGCCTTGAGCGTTTTGTCGAAATTGTTAGCATCGACTTTGCCGCCTTGAGAGCTGGCAAACAGAAACTCGCTGCCAGCCTTGCGTTCAGTACGGATGTAGAGGTTGATAGCCTCGACCGCCTGATGATTCAAATAAACCACGCGCTGCTTGTCACCCTTACCTGTGATAACGAGCTGGTTATCAACACGATCACGGTACTGCTTATAGCCAAGCCCCGTCAGCTCGCTCACACGCATACCAGTCGCGCCAAGCGTATACAGCATGGCCTTCTGCCGGTTGCTCTTGCAAGCGTTGAGCATCTTGCAAATGTCCTCGCGGCTCATAGCCAGCTTTTCCTTGTTGTGGACCTTGACGCTCTTTAGGTTCGCCGCAGGATTGGTGCTGATGGCATCTACATCATGCAGGAACTTGAAGTACCCGCTGACCGCCACGATTTTGCGATTGACGCTTGCAGACGCCATACTGCTGATGCTCGCCTTCCAGTTTAGGAGGTCGGCATAGCTGATGTTCTCCTCCAGCTTGCCAATATAGTCAAGCATCTGCTCAACATCCTTGACATACGCCTTGATGGTGTTGCTACTCTTCTGCTCGCCAACCAGATAATCAACATAAGCCTTATTCATTGTTTATTCCTCCTTTTGTTTTCTGATGCTATGATAGCATATGTCGAGCTATTTGTCAAGCATAAATTTCAAGGAAAATGCGGCAACAGCTCCATGGTTTTCCCCGAACCACAGAGCTGCTTAACCGCATCGACTTTATAGGAGGTTTACTATGAAGGCCCGCTTACTGGCCTGTGGTGCTATCAGGTTGACTCGAACAACCGGCCTGCGCTTTATAAGAACGCTGCTCTATCCAGTTGAGCTATGATAGCAAATTGCCTCCCTCAGAACTATAACGGTGAACTACCTACACCGTTAATACAAGCTCGGTATATGGAGAGGCGAGCTTTGATTGCTTGCCACACTTCGCAGTGGCTGCGGCATCTTTCTTGTTATTTGAGAATCTTTTTAGAAATCCACTAAAACAAAACTGGCTTTTAGAACGTTGTTTAGATTAAACCATAAACCTTTAACCAAGATTTATTTCTTGTTTTTAAGGATGGATTGTACATTCTCGCTCTTATAAATCTTGCGACAATATCCTCGTCGTATTCTCTCATCATTTTGTTGATGACGTTTGTGCCAAGACATAAAATCTTTGCCCAATCTCTTCCCGTATGACCAACGCCGTTTACGTAGATAACTCTTGTCGTAGATTTATATTTGGAATTAGCTTTGACTGTTATCCATCTACAATTATCTGGACAATAGCCAAGAGATTCATCAATCCTGTCTATTGTTAAATCATCACTATATCCATTTTGTAACGCCCAGTCCTCAAACGAAGCTGGATTTGACAGCCATTCATCACATACGACAATTCCTTTGCCGCCATACCAACGGTAAGATTTGTTGCTTGGGTCATAGCATCTACTTTTAATGTTAGAAAATATTCTTCTAAGCCTTTGAGACTTCCAAGAATACTTTGGTACAAACTTACCTCCAAGACATATGTGTGTACAAGTCTTAGCTTTCGATATTTGAGAAAGCCTCATATTAGACTCCCACCCGCACACAGAGCATTTTACATGACATAACTCATGACCGTCTTTGTCCCTATGGTCGCATTTATATAAAACATCATATATGCCAACCCTTTTACCGATAGCATTATCACAACGCTTACTCATTATAATACCTCTCCTTAGATATATTTATTTTATAAACATAGCCCAACGAAGGAGCGCTGTTATCTCAACCAAGAGCGACTTGATTGTTCCCTATGTTTATCTGGCGGCCGATGACGGTACCGCCCCGCCTCTTAATGGTTCAAAGCCATCCGGACTTCTTTTATCCTAATCGGCTATATTTGATGGCTTTTCGTACCACCATTGATAGGCACGCAGGTCTAAACGCCAGCCTCTTTAACTTTCCGCTGGAATAACATGTTATGAAGATTTTTAAGACTTTACTGTCCGCAAGATGGTGGAGTCGAACCACCGCTGCCTCCTCGTCAGGTGTAGCCTTGCGCTACCAGTTAATCGGAATCGAACCAAACTGCGCCAACCGCATCTTGCATATCCCAACGGGCAGTTTCAAGTGATGCCCAGCACCATGCAAATTTGAAAGGAGAGCCACAACATGAACACTTGCCGTATTTTACGGCTTGGTCGGAGAGGCAGGACTCAAACCTGCAACCTCAGCATCCCAAATGCTGCCGTCTATCATTGGCTTACTCCCCGATTTTGGCTGGATTATTTATCCTCTCACCAGCCATTCGAGTTGAAGAACATTACCTCTCGCTTTGTCCTTACCACACCCAACGTCAGGACTCTTGCCTCCTGACATCGTGTATTGTATCATAGCCTTGATTCTATGTCAATACCTTTTTCAAAATTTTCTAAGATATTTTTCACACACAACTTATCAGAAAATTCAGCTCAAATTCGCAAGAAAATTTTAGCCATCAAATTACACCCAATACAACATAGCGTTGCAAATTGCAATCGAAATCCTGATTATTTATCTGGATTCACGAGCGGCTTTGAGTCGTGCCGCTGCTTCTGCTCGCTGTTCAGGTGTAAGTTCGCGCTTAATAGGCGGCTTAGGCGGCTTGAACCACGATGCTGGACAATGTACCATCAGCCCGTCTTCATCCTTACAAATAATCTTGACCTCATCAGGCCGCTCATTGGCAAGCTGCACCATACGCGTAATCCATTTGCTATCAGAGCTATACCATGACAGCGTTGATTCGCCCTTGATAAATTCGACACAAGTTTCTTGCATCTTGCTCCTCCTTATTCCTGCGGCACAACATAAACCGTTGCCGTTCTTACACCAAGATTGATTGCCTCATCATGGCTCGAAACGCAAAGGTCGATATGTCTGCCGCCAACACCTGAACCAGTATCGTCCGCGCGATAGTATTCAATCACACCATCGCCATAATCCACCAGCACATCGAAGCCAAGCGGAATCACAGATGGGTCAACAGCAACCGTGACGTATGGCGTGGCTTTGCGACCCGACGCCGTGATGCCATATGCCGGATGGTCAGGCGACTTACCACAACATTTCTTACACGTGCAGTAATGCGTCACGGTCACATTGTCAATCTTGGTCGCCTGAGCCAACAGCGCATCCTCGATGCTCTGAGCCTCCTGAGCCTCGATTGCCTCCAGTTGCTCATCCGTGATGTACGCATACTCAATTGTCGGGATGTCATACTCTGGCTTCCAGATCGGCTCCGGCATGGACGTTACGCGGTCAGCCGATACGTCGTGCAACTCAGGCTTGAGCATATACGCACGGCAACCAATGCCGATACTTGCAACAGTCAAGACGCCAATCGCTCCAACCATGATTCTTTCGCCTCTCACCATCACACACCCCACTTTGCCGTATTGGTAAATTGAAGCTGACGGCGAGCCGCAAGATAATCTGTAGCTCTTGCCTTGGATTCGCGAACGATGTTGGCATTGGATTCATATGCTTTACGCCATTCGCTATATCGCTCGCATGAGCCATGGCAACCCACACAACGGTCTGCGCATTTGAAACAGGGGTTCTTGTTCATTATGGATTCTCCTTAGTTGTATTTCACAGCTTCTTCACGAGTGATAAAATGATGAATTCCAGTCGAGCACTCATTCCATCTATCTTCGTCGAAATCATTTACTCGAACAATTTCGCCAACACGATAGATGAAATTAGAATCTCTATCACTTGCAACCGATTCAAGATGTTCCATTCCGTCAATAGATTGGATGTCAAGAACCAATGCTTCGCTTGCCCTACATTTTCGAGATACTGCAGAAGAACGCTTTGCTGATTCCGTAATTTTAAGTTTGACAATCTTGCCATGAGCCTTTTTCCATGCGATATACTCTCCTTCTTCTGGACACTGAAGCGGATAAAATGCCGTATAAATCGACCATGTAACGTTATCGAGGTTTTTTGCACCACGCAGGTTTGCACCACGCAGGCTTGCACCACGCAGGTCTGCATCACGCAGGTCTGCACCACGCAGGTCTGCACAACACAGGTCTGCACCCCACAGGTCTGCACAACACAAGTCTGCACCCCACAGGTCTGCATCACGCAGGTTTACGCCACGCAGGTCTGCACCACACAGGTCTGCATCACGCAGGCTTGCACCACGCAGGTCTGCATCACGCAGGCTTGCACCACGCAGGTCTGCATCACGCAGGCTTGCATCCCACAGGTTTGCACCACGCAGGTTTGCACCACGCAGGTTTGCACCACGCAGGTCTGCACAACACAGGTCTGCACCACTCAGGTCTGCATCCCACAGGTTTGCACCACTCAGGTCTGCACCACGCAGGTTTGCACCACGCAGGTCTGCATCACGCAGGTTTACGCCACACAAGTCTGCACCCCACAGGTCTGCATCACGCAGGTTTGCTCGCTTTCCACCAATCTCGTTGTTAAGCCACATCTTATGCTTTTTAAGAATTTCCTTAATGTCCATCTTAAATCTCCTTTGCTTTAGTTGATGATTAAAATATAACACACACCATCGCGCTTGTCAAGAAAAAATTGCACCAAAATCAAAATTTTCTTCCTGCGGCTGTTCAACATGAATTTCCCAATCTACAATACGCGCTTGAGGATAACGAACGCCCATGTACTCGTTGACCGTCAGCTCAACAATCGCCTCGATAGTACGAGCATGGTCTGCCGTCAGCCGCTCAACCTCGCGCTCATTGCATCCAAATTTGATGAACGGCGTATATCTGAAGCAGTTGCCAGCAGCTCCACATAGCACGCTTGCGCCACGCGGAATTTCAAATTTGCAATAGAATGTCGGCGCTGGCAAATCGTTAGCCCAAAGCCATGCCGAGCTATCCAGCAGCTCGCAAAGCTCAAGTGTAATATCATCTACGGTCAGCTCGGCAGTTGCCGTCAGCTCTTGCGGATTCCAATCTTGCTCATTTGCCCATGCGCGAAATTCATCAAACACGGCTTTGCGTACCATGATGCCATGTGCGCTCTTATGACCTTGGCATTTGGCCAGCCCCGTTACGTTCATGGCATCCAGTGTGTCGCAATCCGAACGCACAGAGCCAGACCAGTTGTTTGGGTCGGCCTCCCGCAGACAAACCACGGGAAGCCCATATTTGGATTTTAATTTGTTTGCCGCAAGCCCACCATATTCTTTGTCATCATTCGCCATGCGCACGAACAAAATCTTGTCGCCGCGCTCAACTTGACCATCTGCTTGTCGGCTCAACTCCTCAACCATGCGCGTCATCGTCTCGCGCTGGACACGATATGCCGCATTCATCTGCTTGAGGGCTTCAGCTTCATTCTCGCCTTTAGCAAACGCCATAAACAGCGCCCGTTTTGCATCTTGATTATTAGAGCGGCAGACGGCGTTGAGATAGGGAATGAGGCTGAAGCTTAGGTTGTGGGGAACGAGCGGCTTCTTGCCGAGTTTCTTTTCAACGCAGAGGTTCAAAAACCCATTCGTCATTTTGGCCAACCTCCTCCAAATCCCAAATTCAAATATGCTCGATTCTCAATGCTCAACATATTCATATTCTCCAAAAATTTTCTTTTGCATTTCCAATCTCCATGCAACGGCATCGTCATAATTCTTAAACCATCTCGATGTTCTTTCGTGATTTTTCTGGATATATGCGTGCCAAAGTTTATCTTTCTCATCCCAGCTTACGCCAGCAACTCCCGACGTATTGTTTGATTGTAAACCTTTATTCATAGAATTTTGAGAATTATTACAGATTCTCAATTCCGATTTTCTGTTGTCGTGGCGATTGTGATGAATGTGGTCAACCTGAACATTGCGACCAGCATTTACAACGTCCATAACGAGACGGTGCATTACGATTAACTTATTCGTTCCGCACATTCTGGCACAAACGGTATCCGTGGTTTTTGAAATTACCCAACAATAATCTTTAATTTTATCGTAGTCTTCTAAATCAAAATAAAACTCTTCACCTTTACTGGTGTAACCAACGCCATAATCTCCGCTTAAATCATAGCGATTATATCGTTTATTAAAGTGTGCCATTAGAATCAGCCTCTCATCATTATGTTTAGATATGCTCGATTTTCAATTTCAAGAACACTCATAGAATCACTGAGGATTGACAACCCAACCAAATCTCCACAGTCATTTTCTTTCTTGCCGTCATATCTTTCGTAAAATCTGTCCACGATTTTTTGCATCACTAATGCGCCGCTGGCTTTTTGATTTGTCGTTTCTTGTTGCTTACAATTCACAATAATTGCAAATGGATTTGAATCGAAATCGTATTCGTGGTGGTCCGCTATGATTACATCACAACCATTATCTTTCAGCGTCTTACATTCTTCAGCTTTCCCGCTTGCGTCCGGAACAATAAGCAAATCCAAATTTGCATCTTTGATTTGCGGCATCAGGTCGTTGATACCATGCTGCTTGCCTGAATGGAAAAATACAATTGGCTCTACGCCATTCGATTTTAGAAATTGATAGGCAATGACCGCTGAGCATAGCCCATCAACATCACAATCTTGGATAACGCCCACGCATTCGGCATTCCTGATTGCTTGGTTTAGCCGACTGGTTGCCTCATCAATATTCAAATATCGATTCGGTTCTTCCAGATGACTTCGCCATACATTCATATAGGATTGCGGATATTCAATTCCCATTTTGTAGAGGTAATCGTCAATAAACGATTTTGGATTTACCTCCGGCATTAGAATCTTTACATTCAAATTCCATTCCCCATTTCTTAAATTCAAATTTTTGAATCGCCGTTTTAATTTCAATTTTCCAAAAGAGAAAAATCAAATCTCGTTTCACAGCTCACACGTCAATTTTCATTTTTTGATTCATTGCATCCATGCAATCGTAATGTCAATCGCAATATTATTAGAAAGCAAAACACAACATAAACAATGGTAAAATCGAATCAATTTAGTAAAGAATTGCTTTGGGTGCATCCATATACCAATTGAGCCATGGCGTTGCAAATCGGCTTTGATTTGCTGATTGTTTATTTAGATTCTACACGCATTTGGCATTGAGCTGCGTGTACATCTATTAATCTATTAAACGATGAGTCAATAGATACCTGTCTCTTCTATTTACTTAATGCGAGCATAGCACAACCAAACGAACTTGTCAAGTATGAATTTTATTGAGGCCAAGCCTTGTGTGGACATAAACCATGCCGCCAAGACAATTAAAGGCCGCTCTGAGCCATGTTAGCCGCCAGCATATACTATATCCATATCGCGGGCGAAACGCGCATGAGAGGTAACGTGAGAGACGCTGCGGCAAATCCGTTTGCACGAGTAACGCAAGGAGAGCTGGACAGACCGAGCTGCTGCATAAACACACTAACGCAATAGGTATATCTGGCGAAAATGACGCAATCCGTAATTGACGTGCGCACAAGACTATATCGCTGGCAGAATCAACCCATCTAACAGGTAGGTTTTATCACGTTGTCATGCCGCTGTGTTACTGTGGTAAAGTGAATGTCGGTTTGGATATTCACTCCGCTTGTGTATGTTGTCATGCTACCATAGTAAAGCGCAGAGCACAATGAAAAGCCCGCTGCATACATAGCAACTGGCAAGGCATAGCGTGAACCGCTGTAAATGGCTCTGAGAGGCCGCACACGCACACGCAAGGCGCAAGGGGTATAAAGTACACGGGCAAAAAGAAAAAGCCCGCAGCGGTCATTCTACGGGCTTCATAGGGTTATTTAATATTCACCTGGCCAACGTTCGCCCTTTACGTCGGACCATGGAATAAATATATCTTCGATGCGCTTTACACCAAAATAACGCGCAGGCGTGACCGTGTTACCGTCGGGCATAATGACAGGCTTATTGCTATACTTGCCCCATGCCTCGAGTGCTTCCATTTCCGTGCTATAGACGCGGCACGTACTGACAGCACCATGGAAAAGAAATGTAAGGTCGGGCGACACGACGCGCGGTGCTCCGTGCTTCTTTTCGTCATGGGCGCGAACATAGCGCGTACCGTTGGCATACTCGCAATAATAAAACATCTGTTTTACCTCCTCTTTAATATCCTAACCACGCCTTCAGGCCGTTAACCGTCAGCTTCTCACTATTCCCGGCGGGGTCTATCAGGTACCACGCGCCCGCGTCAGAAGTCCAGCGGATAACGTCGCAAGCGTCAGAATAAGCATAGCAATAACAACAAAATTCCTTCACCTGTTCACCGTTGCGCTTTTCAAAAATAATTCCGTGCGCCTTCAGTGTAGCGCAGATTTTGTCCATTGTCAGCATTTTTTAATCTCCTTTATTAAAATTTATAAACATACTTGTCTTTTGTTTTCTCAAGCGGTCTGACATTTACAAAGCTATGGCCGTAAAATTTATTTGCTTTTATGCGCGCTTCGCAACAATCATCAGCAAAAATAATCAATGTTTCGCGCGGATTTTTGCAAAATGTCGGATATGCAACATACATATTTTTTTTATCTATTTTCATACTTTTAATCTCCTTTATTAAAAATTTTGAATGGAATGCCGCTCGATTAAAGGCTCGAACGGCTTAGAGAGCCCGCGCGGTTTACTCTTCGTTATTTTCGGCCTCTTCGCGGTTCATAATGTCTTCAAAAGAATTATAGCCGAGCCATTCCGCGATAGTATTGTTTTCAAACCAAAAGAAATCATTAACTTCCGTTTCGTCCATGCCGTCCGGATAAAGATCTTCAAGATTCTGTTCGATCTGGTTAATTTCGTCAGAAGTCAGATACTTGACAGTATCACGCGCACCGTTCCAAAACTCAAGATCGTTCAGAGACTTTTCAGAATAGATTTTCATGTTTTTTGTTCTCCTTTTAATAAAAAAAATTGAATGGAATAGGGCTTTTATAGAGCTGCCCTTTAGAACTCTTTAGGCTTTACCAGTTCGTTTCAAGATAGGCTACGACGAAAAAACTTAATACAATAAGGATTAGTTCGACCGTTGCACAGAAGTTGTCGCGTTTCCAGTTTTTCATGTTTTTGTTTTCCTTTCGTCTTTCGTTGTATTTACAATATCACAGGTTTTTGGTTTTGTCAAGAGGTTTTTCAAAATTCTTTTTGATTTGATTTTGTTGTTTTGCCTTTCGATGATTTGAGTATAGCATCATCAATAGTATTTTGCAAGACGGAATATTGCACAAAAGATTTATAGTTTAGTTGTGCATGATGACTAACGCATAGAGTATACATATATATAATATAATAAAGGCGTTGAGATGCTATGCCGCGCTTGTATGTTGGACGGCTGCTATAGTACTACGTCTGCGACGCTTCGCCGCCTATCGGCGTCGGCGTGCTCGCTATGCTCGCCCGCATAACAACCTATTTAGTTAGTAGATTGATTGATAGTAAATAGATGTTTACTATTGTTATAGCCATGAAGATATATAATAGTATTACATTATTGCATAGTAGTGATGATGCTATGATGGTATGGCATGGATAGTATTGTATTACATAGAGTAATAGAGATATATTACAGATAGTAATGGTAAAGGGATTACAGGTTGTATTGATGGGCGATTGCTATTTGTAATACCAACATGAGCACAACGCGTAATGTATAGAGCGTCTATGTATATCGGTTGCCGATATAGTCAAGCCGGTTGACAGTCCGACTTTGGACTATTTATCCAGAATGTTGCAAAAGCAACAGTATTCACCTTATAATAAGTATTATTCTGTATATTAGAGGTGTTTAACATGGGGCTGGGAATCGGAGCAGAAAGCACCTATCGGTTGCATTATCGCTTGTAGCACTAACAAAGCCCACACTTGTAATCATACCAATGATTTCAAGCCAATCAGTAAAAATATCAAACACGTCAAAATCTAAAAATATTATTACATACCCTATTGACATCTCAGCTCAAATCTGATATAATCATGGTGAAAAAAATTTGGCTCTTTTGTGGGATATAGTAGTACTATAATCAATGCCCATTGGAGAGCCAAATTTTGAAAAAGAGCCAAATTTTAAGGAGGGGCGAAAGATGCCGAATAATAAATTAAAGCAGCTGGAAGGCCGCGAAGTCAGCTACAAAGAGCTTTGTCAAACTCTTGGCGAACCAATTAAGAACGGCAAATCAAAGGTGGCCCAGATGAAAGAGTTTGAAAAATATTGCGACCTTGAGCGCGTCCAAGGCACGCATCGCTATCTTGTCAAAGAAGTTTATGCCGACGAGCTTGTCGAGCTGATGAAGAGCTTAGACTCGCCAGAGCAACAGTTGCTCTTTGATGCCGCGCTGTATGAGGCGTTCAAAGACAACGAGTATAAGCCGCTCTATCTTTCCAACACCGAGATGCTGAAGCTGTTCCAAGAGGTCAACGACAACTTCTCTTATACATTCAATCCGCGCCAACTTGCCGCCATCAACCGGAACTTTGTTTACATGGCAGACATGGGAAAAGTCGTCTATCGCATCCTGCATAAGTGGACGGCACGCAAAATTGACTCTATGGATGTCAGACGCCTCATTCTCAAGAAGCGCGGATTTCGTCTTTACTATCTCCAAGAGATTGACGGCGTAGAATATACCATGTATCGCAACGTGGAAACTGGAAGCAAGATGGAACAACGTTGCCAGAGGGTTTGGGTTAACGCGCTTAAGGAAGTTCACCACGTTGACTATGCTATGGACGCTGATATCAAATGGATGCCAGAAGCCAAGTGGAATCAATTTGAAGATAAACTCGCCGAGTTGACCCAGCAAGAATTTGCGACAGAGGGCTATCATCATATTCGCTCTGTGTTAATCCTTTATCCGATGAAAGCCGAGGATGTCGACGCTATGCTAAGAATCGTCAAGGAGCGCATTGGGCAAATCGAGCTTATCAACGCCGAGGCAAAAAGAAAAATTCTTGGCACTACCCAGCTTGATGCGGTTTGCACCAATAACCAGCGCCAAGAATTTATTCAATACAATATGATCAAAAATCCGCCGAGATGGTTTAGACGGGGTTGACGAAAAACTCTTCCTCGTCGTGTCTTCTCTGTACCTCTGCGATAATTTCCTTCGGTACAGGTTTTGCGCCTTCAGCCTTAGCAATCTTGATTGGCGTATAGCGGACGTTTATTACGCCAAAATTGCAATCTTGCTTACGCCAACCATCCTCTGGTTTATACTTGCTCCGAAACGTGTCGTTCCATTGATAACCAAACATATACATTAACTTGCCGCACATATCATCATTTGATGTGCAATACCAAGCCTCGTCGTCCTTGACCAACATGGAGACGTATCTTCGTCCATTGATGGCTTTGATAACCTTACGGCAACACCAACAGAACCCCATGACGATGCAAGCAGGAATACCGCCGCCAACAACCAAGCTCGGGCAAACCTCATCCTCATCCACAATGGCAACAATCGTCGTGACGAGCTGCCAAGCCAGAGCACCAACCAGAATCCACGGCCACATCATTTTTCCTCCATCTCCTTCAACAATCTGTCAATATACCACTTAGCTTTGTGCACATCCTCTACGCCGTTCTTTTCTTCATAGCGAAAAAGGTATTTAATTACATTGGCAACACAAACGGCTTCAATTCCAACCTTATTGGTAACAGCCGCTTTGATGCACTCGATGCACTCGATGCCGCCTTGATTGTAATGCTTCGGACGAGAGACCACATCGTATGCCTCATCAGGCTTGTCGCTCTGTTCTTTCAGATGACTACTATCCAGACGAGTTTCGCCGTTCTTGCGTACGTGGTCATACGCGATTGCCAACTTGTCATCAGACCATTCGTCAAAGTCCCAGGAATCGCCGTTTGAGCAAGAAAATTTATTAAGCAAACAGACACTGCATTTTTCTTGCCCGTCGCAAAACTCATCAAGCGTTCTCACCATTTCTTCTCTTGTTGCCATTATTTTTCCTCCATTTCTTTTCTTGCCGCTCTGACAATATTCGCCGCTTCTTCTCGTGTTAGCTCGTCATCAAACGAATACATGACGGACGAGATAACAAAGTCGAGGTCAAACCCGCCGTCACCATCATCGACGTGAATATTGTCAGCATAGTATTTAAGAAAATCTGCAAACGTCTCAAAGCACCCAATTTCCCAATCGCTACCGCCGCATTGCTCGCAATACAAATCTTCTGGGTCTTCCGGATAATCCGATGTGTACAATCCGCTGAGATGCCCCTCATATACCCATACACTCATTCTTCTTCCTCCTGTTCGTTCACAAAATATCTCCATATATAACCACCACACTTTTTACGTCTTCCCTTACAGCACTCTGTAATATGAGCTCCATTGTAAACTCCAATAGACTGCGCCGCCTCTGTTGTCGAATTAAACACTTCAAGCAACTTACCGTCCAGAGAGAACTTTGCAACTTTAACGGCAAAAGGAGAATCCCCGCCACGCTTGCCATACATAGGATTGTTCTCACCGGCAAATCTATGGTTTCCAAGCATTGGGTTGTCATGTGTCTGGTGCCAAATTTTAGAATGCTTAGATTGCTCTTTCTTCCATTCCTCCGTATGCTTCTTGCCTTTGTTGGCTTCGCTTAAAATTTCTTTGGTTCTGTCGGAATGATGTTTTCCGAAAAAACTATTGTTTTCTCCAAGTCTTGTTTGAGAGAACATCCTTTTGGTTTCTTCTGAATGATGTCTCCCTGCCATTGGCGCTGTTCCGCCCATCGATATGTTGTATCCCACATTTTTGTCTGTGGCATTAAATTCTGCAATATATTCAATTTCTTTTTCGAACGCTTCTTGCTGAGTCAAGTTGTCAAGTAATATCTCCCGAATAAATCCATCTACTCCATATTTCTGAATAGCATTGTTAAGCCTCGGATTGCTCTTATATCCATGTCCATTCATCCAGCGCTCATCAAGTGTTTTGCTGGTTATGCCGATATAGATAAGGCCATTATGCTTGCATGTGTACCGATACAGTTTCCAAATGCGTTCATTTTCATTCATTTTGCATACCCCTCAAGTATTAAAAATTTTGGCAGTTAGTTGATATTGAGGGTATCAACAAGGTCATGACTCCCTGTCCTGCCATTATGGTAATTATATCAAGATTCTATGACAGCATCATGAATATTCTGTAAATAAACTATTAACATTTACATTGTTGCATTTGCAACATTTTCGTTTACCTCGCTTGCGAGTATATCATGACGAGTCGAGATTGTCAAGAGGAAATTTTTACCATTCCCTTTCCTTTCCCCTACAACCCCTTTTCTATCCTTTTACTAACTAATATATTTATTATTATATAAGCTATATAAAATATTATAGCATATAATAATAGATTTGTCAAGTATAACTTGATAAAATATTTTATGATAATTTCTAATATATCTATTGATAGCTAACATATCATGTGTTATAATACAATAAAAGAGTTAGAGAGAAAGGCGAGGAGGTGAAAACTTGAAATGGCGAGAGATGTCGTACAACCAGCCAAAGTTGACCATGCGACAGCGATTAGAGGTCGAGCAGGAAGAGCTTGACGATTATCCCGATTGGCAATTCGAGAAGGATGTAGTAGCAGATGAGTTTGACGAATCAAGTATATCTCTATTCGTGCGATACCAGTACATTCTACCAGCCAGATGAGCAAGCGATTCATCGGCGTATGGCCAAGATGTACTCGGCGCGAGCAAAATTAAAGACGCGGCTCAAGGATGGTAAAACCAATGCTTGGGATGGTCAATGGCGCGTATCGGCGTACAACCGCTGTCTTGCTAAGCATAAAGAACGCCTGAGCGCGATTCTTGACAAGCGGGCGGCTGAAGGTGTCACGCGACAGCTCAATGCCGAGGCGCTCAAAGACCGCAACGTCATCAACCTGTTTGAGTCGAGCTTGACGCGAGCTTTGAACCTCAAGACGTTCCAGCTTACCAAGGATTTGATTATCGTCAACGTATTTTTCTTTCAGGTCTTTGAGAATCTTGTTAAGCAAGGATTTGATTGGGATGGCGAGCACTACATTTTCCTCACTGCTTCTGCTGGCCAAATCCGCACCAAGAGGGCCGTGTTCATCCGCGAGTCCGCATTTCTCCGCGTAGAGCAACGCCTGATGTGTGGATTGACCATCGAGGATATCAATCGGCAAGGCGGCATGAATTGCAACAAGTTCTTGGCATATCTGGCGCTGATGAACTCTGCTACGGACGTTTGGGAAGATTTCGATATCGACAAGAGCATTGTGGTTGACGATTTTGAGACACTGGTGGCTGGTGAGGTTGACCACATTGACGGCATGACGTATGAAATCAAGCGCGAGTTGACAGATACGCCTATCCCCCACATGGATGGCTGCGGTATCATGCTTGACAAGCCGACGCGCATGGTTCGTTTGCCGTGGGTCAAGGGTTTGATGGTCTACTTTCCGTTCGACAAATTCCTGCGCGAAAAATGTACGCCTGACCAATGGTGGGTCACAGATATCTACGGTCAGCGGCACAATGTTGTGCTTGAGGATATTCGCTATATCTTCACCAAGAGCCAATTCAAGCTCTGGAAATACTACGCGAGTTGGGAATGCTATAAAGCGCGATTCAAGGCATATGGTTGCGAGGCGAGCTTCTGCAATATCGAGGAGGCGTATATCCCTAAGAGCCGTATCAACTACCAGATGCTTCAGACTCTCAGCGATATGACGGATGGCGAGATTGAGCGGTTGACCAAGCGCACGGTTGACGAGATTGAGACTATCGGCGCGGATTACCAAACTACTATGCGGCTACTTGGAGCTACGCCGTACAACCGCTATAAGTCGGCTGTGCAAGCGGCACTTGAGATTTACCCTGAGCTGTTTAAGGATGTTTACAGCCGCGAGATTCTGAAGCAAGCTAAGCAGAGCCTTGTCAAACAAGCGCGTGGCGGTCGGTTGCGCGTGAATGGCAAGTACTTGTTTCTGTCTCCTGACCTTTATGCCTTTTGCGAGTGGCTATTCAAGGGTGAACAAAATCCACGGGGTCTGCTTGCGGATGGGGAGGTGTATACCAACCAATACCGCGACGGTGATGAGTTGGCGTGTCTCCGCTCGCCGCACTTGTATAGGGAATGGGCGGTCAAGACCAACACGCGCACAACTGAGCTTGACAAGTGGTTTGGCGAGACCAAGTGCATCTACACGTCTACTCACGACCTTATCAGCCGTTACCTCATGTTTGATTGTGATGGAGACAAGAGCCTCGTAGTCAAAGACCGCACGCTCACCAAGATTGCCAAACGCAACATGACAGACATTCGACCGCTGGCCTACGACCTCAAGAAGGCCCAGCCCGCTGTGCTTACGCCGGAGTCGATGTATCAAGGAATGATTCATGCTTACACTGGCGGCAATATCGGGCCGATATCCAATAACATCACGAAGATTTGGAATAGCGGTAAGATTGGCCAAGAGCAACTTGATGTGGTCAAATGGCTCTGTTTTGAGAACAACGCCGTGATTGACTACGCCAAGACTTTATGGCTACCTGAGCGCCCTAAGAGCATTGACAAGATCATCAAGCGATATACTAAGTCGAGCGTCCCGCAGTTCTTTATTTATGCTAAAGATAAAGAATCTTGGCAAGTTGAGCAACCCAATGGCTCGACGATGGACCGCATATCTAACAGCATACCAGACGCCAGAGTAAAATACAACAAAAACATCGGTAAATTTGATTGGCGGATGCTTATCAACAAAGATGTCGACTATACAATCCGCGAAGATTCTGAAGTCATAAAGGCTTATAACTACTGGTTGCGGAATCGAGCAAAATTCAACGAAGAGCTGGACAACATCAAGGATGGCGATGATTATATCTCGCGGCGAGTCCGTGAAGAAATCTTGGCGGCGAGCGGCGAAGATTTGGCGTATGTTGTGAATAGCCTTGTGGCTTATGCTTACACGGTCAAGAAGTCCAGCAATAAGAAAATGTTGTGGGCTTGCTTTGGTTGGGATATCGTGCGCAACCTCGAGAGGAATCTTGTGGGCGCTGGGAAGATTTGCCCAATCTGCGGCAAGCGATTTAAGCCGCGAGATGAACTGCAAAAGTATTGCGGCGCAGCGTGTTATGATGTTGCTGAGAGACAAAGAGCAAAGGATAGGTGGGAATCTCCAAAGCCAAAAACTTCGCACGGCGAAATCGTTGAAGCCATTGCAATATAATGGTTTGTGCAAAATGGCAATACTACAAATTGTGCCCCAATAGGGAGAAAGGAACAAAATATGAATCCAAGACTAACAAACAAGGAGGTCATCTCAGAGGTTGCATTTCGCGCACATCTGAGATATGAAGACCTTGATGCGGCGTTTAAGGCACTGAGAGATGTCGCCGAGGAATCCATCATGGCTGGTGTTGGACTTCCTGTCCCGTATTTGGCAACCATCACATACAAAGATATGCCAGCCAGAGATAATGTTGAGCATTTCAACATTGTCAAACAAGAGAAAAGTGTAATTCCTCATCTTGATGCTTATCGTCTTGTCAAGATACGGTTCTCTCAGGGTCTCGCGCAAAAGATTCGTGAGGCGACAACTGTAAAGTCGGGTGATGAAAATGGCAAGACCAACTGAGCGAGATTTTTACTATGAGGCTTTGCGTCTGAATGACAGTAAAGATGTCGGCGTGGCCAAGAAATGGTGGAAGGTGTTCACAGAGGTCATCAAGCGAAATCTGTACTACGGGCAGTATTGCTATCTGCCTGAGCTGGGTTGGTTTGATTGCCGCCATGTTGACGAATACATTCAGGAGCAGACAGACCCTAAGACTGGCGGCAAGGTTCACTATCTTCAACCAGAGCGCTATGTGCCTGTGTGGCACAACGCCGATGACTTTATCAACGACATCAATGGTCGAGCTGTGACACAAGCGGCTCGTAAACGCGCAAAGAATCACGTGATGAGTCAGCGTGACTATGAGCGTATGATGCGCATGCAGAAGCTTGAAGAAGAGAATAACGTGTTAAAGGAAATTATAGCCGTTGAGAATGAACACAAAGCTCAACGAGCAAGAGGCGGCTTCTCAGCGTTGCTTGCCAAGAAGTTAAATGGAAAGAATGGAGAACAGGATGACGTACCTACAGAAAACGAAATTGGCGACGGAGAATCTTGATGCCAAGTTGATTGACTATCAGCAATGGGTGGTCGAGGTACTTGGAGAGGATTATCGCGACGTCTTTAGCGACGAGTATATTCGTCGTGCTGCAAAGGTGTTCGCCATCTTTGTCAAAAATCTCGATGATGAACAAATTGAATCTGGCGATGATGAAGCTGGGTTGAGAAAGTTGCTCGACGATATCAAAGCTGAGAAGCTGAAAGTCCAGACGGCGAATCTTGAATATAATGCTGCTCAACGTGCAGAAGCTCGAAATGATATGTTCCACGAGCAACTGATTGCCGCTGTGAATCGCCTTGAGCCAATCAAGCGGCAGAGCATTAAATATCACCCGATTGACTACGCCACAAAGACCACGGCGTTGTTGGCCATCTCAGATTTTCACGCTGGCTCGACCTTTGAAATTAAGGGGATGTATGGCGAGATTGTCAACGCTTACAGTTGGGATATCATGTGCGCGAGAATGTGGAGCTTGCTCGACAAGATTGCAGATGATGACCTTGCGTTTGACGACTTGACCGTGGCGATTCTTGGCGACTGCTTCGAGAATATTCTCAGGGATTCGAGTTTGACCAAGCTGCGTGAGCCAGTTGTTGATACCGTGATTCGTTTCGGTGAGTTTATGGCTGAATGGCTGGTGGCTGTGTCTGAACATCTGGATTGCCCAATCAATGTTGTCACAATTGGCGGAAATCACGACGTGATTCGCGCCCTGACCTCTCGCCCGCAGTTTGAGGGTGAGAACCTGACTAAGATTGTGGTTGAGTTCTTAAAGCTCAGGCTCGCAGGATTTGACGATATCAAGGTTGATGATTATCAAGATGTTGCCATCAAAACAATTCGTGGTACGAACATCATGTTCCAGCATGGCGAAGATAAAGACCTCAAGACCACGTTAGATTATTTCGGCAATCTCTACAATGTCGATTGTGATGAAATTTTGGCTGGCCATCTGCATCGCCCCGAATCCAAAGCGATTGGCTACGCCGACGTTGGCGATAGACTGCTGACACGGGTTGGCTCGATTGTTGGCGTGGACGCATTCGCGAAAAAAATTCGCGTCTCGGCAAGACCCAGCGCCTATATGGCAATGTACACAGACGACCAAGGCAAGACTTGGAGTCGCAATTATTACCTTTGATTCAATCTTTCTTGGGCGACCATATAGTGATTGTGTCTGAAACGCTTGTGAGGCATCAGGCCCGCCCAAGGAAGTTTGGATAGATTGTCCTAATGGATGTGTCTCCTACTTGAGCCGAAAAGCTAAGACCGTAGGAGCAAGCTGAAATTGTCGGCCTTGCGCAGGGCGAGACACTTAACTATCTCATGTGCCATGAGCACAAAGAGTTCCTTGAATCGTGTAAGCGGTTCATGCAAAACCCAACAATGATTGCCGACCTGTCGTGTGGCGGCATACAAATTAGCGACTCGACAGCTCTTAGATACGAGAACTGAAAAAGATGCTTTGAGCAAAGGATAAACGCTCGCCGCTACTAATCAATGGCGGCTGGAAGAAATTTCTCGAAAGAGAGGAGGTCATCTCACTTGCAACCAACTGTCTGGAAGATTCAGGCCAAAGTTTGAAGGAGGTGATTCTAAATCTACCGTAAGTCCCGTAGCAACGGTGATACTGCGGTCTACAACTGAATATTGTGGCGAAATAGCGGGCTGGTTGCGCACTGGCTCGCTATCTTTGCATATTGAATAAAAGGATTGAGGGGATATGGAATTAAATAGAGCAAAACAGCGCTATTGTCCTTGCTGTTCTACGGTAAAGGATAAGGTGAAATTTTATCCAAGCCCCATTGCTTCTGGCGAATTTTTGCCATATTGCCGCGAATGCGTAAGCAAGAAATATTATGCCGCGTCTAAGGCTCTTGATTCAAGATGGGGCGCGTTGTGGTGTCTCTGTATGGAGATGGGCGTGCCGTTCTTGCGGGAGAAGTTCAATTTGCTCAAGGCCCAATATGATGGGCTTGATGGCAAGGGGCGCAGACCTGAGCCGTTTGGGCTTTACCTTGCGTTGCTTAAGGATGGCGGCGTTCAATATCGTGGCATCTTTGATAGCGATATGCAGCTTTCAGAGTTTGTCGACCTTGGCATTGAGCAATCGCCCGAAGAGCCGATGCAGAAAGATATGGATGCTCAACGTAAGCAATGGGATAAGGTTTGGGGCAAAGATTATGACGATGAGGATTGTCAGAGGCTTGATGAATATTTTGAGGATTACACTAAGGACATTCTTGAGATGGATACGGCTATGACGTTGCGTTATCGTGACCTTTGTCGCGCAGAGCTGAAGCAGTTCAAAGGCGAGGGTGATAAGGACACGTTCAACCAAATCAAAACGCTTATGTCTATGCTGAAACTTGATGACTTCAAAGATAATAAGCAAAGCGAGACAGAGAAATTCATTGAGCGGATGGCGTTTACTATTGAGAATACTAAGCCCGCTGAATGTGAAGACCTTGAGAAATATAAGGATTTTAGCGGATTTGGTAAAACTTGGGATGGTTTGATGAGGTGCTTGCAGAATCTTGTTGGCGGTTCGAGAAATTATCCTGATATTCCGCGTGAGGAACAATAAGGTGGTGATGTTGAATGAAGAGTCAGATGGGTGGCTTGCGTAGAAAATTTATGGCAAACCATCTTATTACCACCGAGCAAGGGTCTGCACGCAGAAAAGACATAGAGCGTGAAGAAAATGCCATTGAGTGGCTGACCCTTTATTAGGTATCGCCGCAACTGGCACATCTACGTTGACATGGTACTTGGTATCAAGTTGCGCCCGTTCCAGATGATTATGATTTACCTCATGGGCATATCCAATGTATTCTTTGCGATATGCTCTCGTGGTCTATCTAAGTCGTTCATGGCTGGTCTTGGTGCGATTTGCAAGATGAACCTATATCCATATAGCGAAATTGTTATCACCTCGTCAACTGTGTCTCAGGCGAATAAGCTCGCCGACAAAAAGATACGTGATGAAATTATCAAGAAGCTCTCGCCGTATCTGCTCTATATGTATGAGCATGAATACATTGTCATCACTAAGCCAGATGATGGCACAAGGATTGAGAACAAGCTAAATGGCTCGACGATTGTTGTCTTGCCGTGTGTGGAATCAAGTCGTGGTGAACGTGCGACGCTTTTGATTTACGAAGAGGTACGCTTACTTAAAAAGGGCATATTGGATGCCGTCTTCGAGAAGATGCCGCATCCGCGTCAAGCCAAATATCTTGATAATCCGCTCTATGCGGAAAATCCGCGCTGGGTTGAGCAGTGCCAGCGCATCTATATCACGTCTGCGCGATATAAGTTTGAATGGTTTTGGGGCGCGTTCAAGCAGACTGTGACCAACCATTTTGTCGATAAGCGCACCGTGAGCAATGTATTCGCGGGCGATATTTTCATGGCGATTGAGAACCGTCTGAAGACTTGGGCTGACTATCGTAAAGGCAAGCAAGATTCAGAGATGGACTTTCGCATGGAAGACCTGAATGAGATGGTGGGCGAAGCCGAAGACGCGTTCTTTAAGCTCAAGACGTTTAAGGAAAACCAAATCCTTGAGCAATGCTTTAGACCGCCGACGGTTGAGCAACTATATCTTGGGGCTGAAATGCACAATGTCCCACGTGAGGACAATGAGGTTCGATTGATTATCTCGGACTTTGCATTTGCCAACACTACGACGAGCCAAAAGAACGATAATACGCAAATCATGTGTATGTCGTTGCATTGGCGAAAGACGCGGTTTGAGCGTCATGTTGATTATATGGAGCAATTCGAGGCGAGCGATAGTCTTGGAGCTGCCGACCGCATTAGAGCGCTGGTCTATGACTATGGCGCGGATTACTATATACTTGACCTTCGCAACGGCGGCGAGACCTTGTACAACTATATGTCCCAGCCCAAGGAAAATCCTGAGCGTGGGGCAAATTGGAATCCGCATGGTCTCGGCATTTCCGAGATGCTGATATATCAAGTTGTGCCGACAACAAAGCTTGACGACTTGAGAAGCCGCGTGGTTGACAATGACCCGCAACGTATTATCATCCCGATGATTGGCACGCAAGACCTCAACAGCCAGATGTGGATTACATTGCGTAAGCAACTCGACCTTAATAATATCAAATTCCTCGTGTCAATGCAAGACCGGCAGAATAAAATTGAAGACGATGGCTCGTATTTCACGATGAGCGCTGAGGAGATTGCGAATGATGTTGCGCCGTATGGTGAGGTTGATATGCTCATTCAAGAGTGTATCGAGCTAAAACCGGAATATCGCAACGATAAAATCAAGCTGGTCGAGCCAAGAAGCGGGACTAAGGATAGAGCCGTTATCTTGTCTTATGGCAATTATATTGCGTCGTTGATTGAGCAGGAATGGCTCAGACAACAACAAACTGACGACGACGACCTCGATGATATCGAGCTTGTCTGGTAAACTTTTATGAAAGGAGGAGAAGGATGGAAGAGAGTTTAACTAAATCTCAGGTGCAAGATATTGTGGATTTTGCGGCGGGTCTTGCTTATGGTGAACAATATGGCGTATGGTCGCCGTTTATGAGCAATAGCTTATTGCAGAATTTGAACAATGATGCACGAGTGGCAACTTCTGAAAGCGTGCGAAAGGCTCTGGCGACTTACCGTGAGAGCGCTGATACGATTCAGGGCTACATGGAGTATATGAAGGTATTTGACCAACTTTTCGCAAAGACTCTCAAGAGCTATGCGAATGCGCTGGCATTTGACCTCCAGCTTGTTTGCGTAAATGCCAAGGATTCTGACTATGGCTCGGAGGCTTATCTTGCGGATAAACGCCGCATTGATGACTTCCTGCTCAAGTTTGACTATCGCGGTGAGTTCCGCAAAGTTGTTGAACAACTGTTGACCCATGAGGTTTACTATACGTGGTTTAGAAAGACCAAGTGGGGAAATCGTGGCAATATGAAGTTCGCGCTTCAGATGTTGCCGCAGGACAGATGCTTGCTTACGGGCATGAGCGATGTTGGCCCGTTGTTTGATTTCGATATGTCATATTTTCTCCAACCATCTGTTGACATTGACGCTTATGACCCTGCGTTTAAGCGCTACTATCAGCGCGTGTTTGGGGCTGAGGCAAAATCCATTGAGAGCTATCGGCCAACTAACCCATTCAACGACCGTATTGGTACTTATGCAATGTGGACGCAGACGAGTCCGGATGATGGTGCTTGGGCGTTCAAATTTGACCTGAGTAACTTCAACACTACGCCGTATCTCGCGCCACTTCTCAAAAATGCAATCACGGATGATGAGGTTCAGCAACTTCAACTGAACAAGGATATGGTGTCGGCATATGGCATCTTGGCTGGTGCTATCCAGCTCTTTGATAATGCCAAGAGCGGCACGACGAAAAACCAATTTTCTATAGACCCGAAGACGCTTGGCACGTTCATGGGCAAGGTTAAGGCTGGTTTAACTTCGACTATCAAGGCTGTGGCTATGCCTACTGCTGATAACAAGTTCTTCCAGTATGAGGACAAGAATCCCGATATGTATAGCAACCAATCCAGCTCTACGGCGGCGATTGGTAGCAATGTCAGTCGCGTCATTTATAGCTCTGACCGTATGAGCAATGCCGAGATCGAGGCTGGTCAGAATGAAACGTATCAGACGATGCGTCCGCTCTATGACCAGTTCGGTAAGTTTATGACGTTCTTTGGCAATCAGTTGACCAAGAAGTTTAAGTGGCAGTTTGTGTTTGATGGCGCGACGTATCGCTATGAGCGTCAGCAACGCATTGACACGATGTTCAAGTATGCCGACAAGGGTATCGTCCTTGATAGCTCGGCGTGGGCGTCTGCTATGGGAATGAACCCTGTGCTGTTTGAGCGCAGCCTTATGGCGAGCAAGAACACGGGCTGGACAAAGAATCTGCAATTGCTGATGAACGCCAACACGAGCAAGGATGGCGGCAGTACCGGTGGTCGTCCAGTGCTTGACTCTGTTGACAAGTCGGAATCTGCCCAGCAGAATGACGACCAGTGAGGTAGCGAGATGATTATTTTAGGCTATCCTGATGATGTGTCGGCGTACTATTGCGCCGATGGCGATGAAGCCACCAATCTTACGCGGCATGGATTTATCCCTCTGTATAAAGATGATGATGGCTGTCTGTATTTCAGACGCACACAAAAGTTATTGAAGTTCCTTGGTGAACTTTAATATAATCCAAATTTCTAAGGAAAGGAGGAGAAAGATTGCAGAAAGAAATTAAGTTTGCAGTCGAAGAAATCAAGCAGATTGAATTTTCTGATTATGATGAGCAAGAGTACGCGATTGCGCGGCTTGGGTTCATTTCTACGAAGCCCAACAGCCATGGCATTGGTATTGGTGAGGATGTTCTGAGGGCGTCTTCGCCGTCTGCGCTTGGCAAATGGATTGTTGCCGATGTGCAGTTTGGTGATGCCACAACGCATACGGATGGCGAATATATTGTTGGCATTGTGCCGCAAGACCAAGAGGTTGTCTTTGAAGAGGACGTCGATGGTTATCTGCGGGCATATGTGGACGGTATTATCAGCAAGCGTTACGCCGCTGAATTTTACGACATCTTCTCTGAGCAGGACAATGAGCGTGCTGTAAGTATTGAGGCTCGCTTTGAGTTCGCTGATGAAAATGATGAAGATGCGTCGGCGTTTGATATTAAGGGTATTACGGTTCTTGGCAAGAATGTTCGCCCAAGTTGCCCTGATAGCGATATTGAGCTGGTGAGATTCAGTGAAAGCGACGCTGAGGGATACTACAAGAAAATTCATGGTCAGCTTGATTCCAAGTTTGACGGAAAGGAGGAAAAGATGGAAGAGAAGAACATCGAGATGGCCGAGGTTGAGCAGACCGAGGTCGTCGAAGAGCCTACCGTCGAAATGGCCGAGCCCGAGAAGCAGGACGGGGAAATGGCTTGCGACGAAAAGCTCGAAGAGGAAAAGCCCGATGGCGAGGAATCCGAAGAGCCTGATGACAAGGGCGAGGAGAAGATGTCTGAGGATGAGATGATGGCCAAGATTAACCAACTCTCTAAGGATGTTGAAGACCGCGACCATATCATCATGGAGAAAGACGCCGAGCTTGAGGAACTTCGCAAGTTCAAGCAGGTCGCCATGGCCAAGGAGATGGCTTGTGCTGTTGAGGCTGTGATGGCTGAGGTTCGTCCGTTTGTTTCGGACGATCAGTTTGCCGCCTTCCGTGATGAAGGTCTGGCTTGCACCGATGGCAATCTTGACGCATGGAGCAATAAGGTGAAAGCCGCTTGCTTTAGCGAGGTCAAGAAGGTCGTCAAGAAGGATGAGGCTGGCGTGCTTACGTTCGCCATGCCGAAAGAACCTAAGATGAACAAGCAGTCCGAGGATATTTGGACTCGCCTGAGAAATCAACACTAAAAAATATTTTAAGAAGGAGATTGAAAAATTATGGCAAAACACGGCATTTGCAATACTACGTTCATGGCTTGCGAAAATATTGACGCCCTGAACATGACTGGCGTTTATGCTACTGCTGACATCGACAACGGCACTCTTGTTACCCTTACCAAGATCGCAAAGACCGACGCCGGTGATATCACTGGCTATCAGTATGAGGTTGCCCCCGCTGCGGCCAACTCCGTGAATGTTTGGCTCGTCGCCACCCCTGAGGTTGGCAAGACCCTTGAGATGCAGATTCACGACGACATCCGCGAGTTCTATAACGTCGCCGGTAAGCCCATGGACATCAAGGGCATCGTTGCTGGCTTTGACTGCATCGAGGTTGACGCTATGGCGTTCCAGACTGGCGTCCTTCCCACTCAGGCTCAGGTTGGCCAGCTCTGTGGCGTTGCTGCCAACGGCAAGTTCGCTACCCCTGCTGCGTCTGTTGCCTCTGGTGCTACCTTCCGCGTTGAGGGTCTGCACGAGATTGAGTGCGGCGCTGACGTTGTCAAGACCGCTGTCCTGCGTTGCATGAAGAACGCGTAAAGAAATTTGTAGAAAGGAGAAAATATACTATGCTTATGAATAAAGACCTTATCGCCTTTGCTGGCGAGAACACCGACTTCTATGAAGCGGCTATGTCCTATTTCTGCGACAAGAAGCAGACTGCTGAGAACAAGGCTCTGATGCAGGATGCTTGGTTCGCCGAGGTTGAGCGCAAGTCTGGCGTGTCCCGCAAGGACAATGCTGTTGACGCTTGGATTGCCCATCCGTCCACCCAGTGGGCTGCGTTCGCCATCATCGACGCGACCATCAACGCTATTCTGCCGCAGGTCATCCTGCCCCAGTTCAGCGTCTTTGCTGATTTCCGCACCGCTGGTATCGGCGATGTTGTGAAGTTCAAGATTATGCCTCGCAGCTTCTACACTGTGTCCCTGACCGCTAATGGCCAGCGTACCACTTTCCGTCAGAAGAAGTCTGAGTCCGATATCGTCGTGGCTCCTGTCGAGCATATCGTCACCATCTACAGCGACCTTTACCGTGTCCTCGCTGGCAAGGAGAGCATCGCTGATTTCATGGGCCTGCTCCTGACCTCTGTTGAGTCTGCCATGTATAAGGATGCCGTCAGTGCCCTTAACACTGGTATCGCCGCGATTCCTGCTGGCGACCTCAACAAGACTGGTGCTATGGATATCACCTCTCTGGTCGAGATGGCTGAGACCGTTCAGGCCCTCAATGGCGGCGTTCGCCCCTACATCATCGGTTCTGCCGCTGCTCTGCTCAAGGTTCTCCCTGACAGCGCTACTGGCTACCGTATGAACATCAACGGCGAGGGTGGCTCTATCGAAATCCTTAACAACGTGCTCGACTTCCCCGTCATGCGCCTGACCAATGCTGTTGGTGCGGACGGCAAGCTCGTTCTGCCCGCCAACAAGGTTTACGTCATCAGCCCGTCTGTTGATAAGCTCGTTAAGGGCGTCATGACCACCGCCATGACCAACACCAACCAGCACTTTGACAATGCTGACCTGACTTCCAACTTCACCTATCGTAAGGGTTGGGATTTCGTTTTCGCCTCCGCTGCGAAAGCTGGCGTGTATACTATCAGCGACTAATTTGAAATATAGAGGGGCTTCGCGCCCCTCTTATTTCAAAATCTGAATGAATGGAATAAAAGGAGATTATAAAAATGGCAAGAACCAAGAGTGAAACCGCAAAGGTTGCCGAAGTAGTTGAGACGCCCGCTGAGGACATCAAGAAAGAAAATGATGACCTGAAAGCCCAACTTGAAGAGCTGAAGGCTCAGATGGCGCTTATGGCCCAGATGATGTCTGCAAAGCCTGAAACAGAAAATCGTAGCGCAAAGAAAGACAAGCGCATTCGCTTTGTCAACCTGACCAATGGCTCGATTGTTCTGCGCGGCACTGTGATGTGGCGTATTGACGGCCAGTTCAATCATCGTGACTTCGCCGAGAAAGAGGCGAGCATCATCGTTGAGAATATGACGAACCTTATCAATTCTGGCGCGGTGTATATCGCCGACAAGGACTTTGCTGAGGAGCATAATCTCACGGATGTTTACGCCAATCTGCTTGACGAAAAGGCGCTAAGAGAACTGCTGGACAAGGATGGCAAGACTATCATTGAGACGTATAAGATGGTCAACGCGGCACAGAAGCAAATCATCGTTGACATGATTTGTTCTCGCAAGGAACGCGGCCAGTTTGTTGATGCGAATGCGGCCATCGAGATTGGTAAACTTTGCGGCAAAGACTTGATGCTTATCGAGCCTGACGAAGACGAAACCGCGAAGGAGTGATGAGATATAACTCCCTTTGACAAAATCGAAGACCTCGCTCTTACGGTTGTATCGGACTATAAGCTCGGCAAGCTGTTTGACCAGAGCGAGGAAAAATTCAAAAAGTTCTGCGACGGTCTTTTGATGAACGCCGTGGCTCAGTTCACGGAATGCCGTCAAGACCTTGCCTATGACGATGTTGCGCGTTCTTTCAATGCCGACCTGACGGTGCTTGAGGTTTACATCCTCTCGCGCTACTGGGTTATTGCATGGTGGGAACGTGAGACGAACAACGCCGCTCAGATTGCCTTAAAGCTCAAGGTTAGTTCGGCGTTTACGTTCAACTCTGAGGCGCAGAACTTTAAGGAAAAGCAAAATATCATCGACAAGTTGCGCGAGGAAGTGGATAGAGCGACGCAGGATTATCTCTTGCTCGACATTGCCGCCTATGAATTTTAAGGTGGTGGTGAGATGAACAAGGATAAGGCTATTGCCGCCGTCTACAAAATCTTGCCGATGTATGAAGAGGTCGTGGAGACGCAATCCGAGATGGTTTATAGGGCGTATCTTGCGTACCTGAGCCGCCTGAGCGTCATGGTTGCGGGCATTGATGATGGCATGACTTCAATGGTTCGCGGCTTAGAAGCGCTCGGGCAGGATGCTGACCACGACCAAGTTCGTCGCGCGGTGTTCCACATGATTCATGTGCTGGATAAGGATGGTGAAAGCGATGCCGTTTGATTTTTTTGAATTTGCATCCGACACCATTATGAACGCCACGCCGAACGACCTGTATCGCGCAAACCAACAGTCGTTCATTGATGAGGAATGGACAAATACCTCGGCTAAGACGCCTGAGAATGGCGGCGAAATCCTTGAACAGCAGGGAATCGGCTCTGCTGAATATCAGGCTATTGAGGCTTGGGTCAAGCCAACCGTGGCTGATACGAGCACTGGCCTTAAAGATACCAAGGATTTCATGAAGCTCGTCTTCAGGAGCATTGACAAGACCAGCGTTCGCGGCTTGTATTACAAGTTTGACAATAGCTGGTGGATTGTCCATGCTTACAACCAGTTCACGGGTCTGTCGCAGGACGTGGCGATTCGCCGTTGCAATAACGCTCTGCGCATCATCGACCCCACTACGGGTGAGGTGTTTAGTGCGCCATGCGTTGTTGATTACGATATGCAAGCGCCGAATGCCCGTGTGACCACGTATCTGCTGACACCCAACAACCACGCTACGGTGATGGTGCAAGGCAATGCTGATACGCTGAGGCTGTTCAAGCTTAACACTCGGTATATCCTTGGCGGTCGCCCATTCAAGCTGTGGGCATATCAGAATGCTTTGAATCCAGACTTGAGTACAGACTACGATACCCTGCTGTATCTCGACTTGTATCTCGACGAGATTCACGATGGGGATGATATTGCCAGCCAGCTTGCGGATAATTCGTCGGCAGATTACTCTGGCGATGATGACGTCGACAAGATTCTGGACAATGTTGGCAAATTGGGAGGTGGCGACTGATGTACAATAGTTTATCGGCGTTACCCTCTATTCCTTACAATATCCTGACATATCTGGCGACATCTTCCGACGCCGAGAACTTGTGGAAGCTCCTCAAGTACAACGGCTATGATGCGCTGTCCAAGCCAAACCTGACGCTCAAAGAAAAACTTGGGCTGTTATGGAAAACTGGCCAGCAGGAGAAATATGGCGTGTTCTTTACCAACCTCATTGAAGACGCCATCCCTATGAGCAAGTGTATCCTCAAGGTTTACAACTATTATGACGCGCCAAAGGAGATGTATCAGGCGAACATTGTGTACGCCTTTGATTTTCTTTATGGGGGTCAGATGAGCCTTGTGGAATACAATGGAATCCCTGTCAGTCGCGGCGATTTGTTTATCAACATCATGCTGACCGTCCTTAATGGCGCTTATGTTGGCGGTGTTGGCAAGCTGACGTGGCTGGATGATATGTCGAGATATTGCGCCGCAAAATCCGTCATTGGCAATGAGCGCACCTTTACGGGCGTTCAACTGCTTATGGGCGTGATGGCGGGTGATACTGGCAAGCGAGCTGATTGCAATGGCGGTTAATATTGACTTCCTGCGCAGGGCGTACTTCGCGTTTGACAAGCCTGTTCCATATGTGGTTCAGGATAAGGTCATCACGATTCGCCCAATCATGCTTGAGGAGGCCGAAACTTTCTTGGCGAGCATAGACATTTTGCAACATGACAAGAATTCGTCACCATCTGTCGAGATTATTCAGATGTCATATCTGGAATATCTCGTCAAAGTCATAAAGCCGGATGATGAATACCTTGAGGACAAGTTGACAAACATCTTGTCCTACTGCGGTATTAACGATTGGGCTGTAACGGCGAATGAGCGCGGCAAGCTGGTGCTTGTTGACAGGACGCATGACCTGACATTATCGGCCAAGCAATTTGACGAGCTTACCAAGATTATTTTATACCAGAACATTTTACACTATGATGATTCTTATGTCAATCCAGAGTTCAAGAAGACTATGGAGCTTACGGATTCTGTCAAAAATTTCAATCGAGAGTTCCCGACGCTTGAGCGCAAGATGTATATTATCACGGCGCATACTGGGCTGTCAAAGCAAGAACAGATGAAGATGACGTTTAGAGAACATCAAGGGGTGTTTGAGGAATGTTCTGGCGAGGTTGATTTTGAAACAACTCGCGCCATCACTATGTATGCTGGCAAGGAGGTTGACCATTGGATTTATCCGCGCAAGAGGGGTAAGTATGATGGATATATGACGAGCATGGGCAAATACAAAGCGTCGTTTGGCGGCGATGGTAGCGTTGCCGATGTTGCGATTGGCGATGGTTCAAGCCACGCCGAACAGCTCTTGCAACAAAATAATTTGTAACAAGGAGGAAAATATTTCATGGCAGAAAAATTTCTTGCTAATGTTGGCACTGCCCTGATTTTCAGAGGCAACGAGTTTGTCGGTGTGGGTAACACCCTGACCGAGAACACGTTCTCTTTCAGTGCCTCTCCCAACGAGGTTCGTGGCGGTACGTCCAACCCCCTGCTTGGCCGTTGGTTCTCTGATAGCACTCTGAACGTGACTATCACCAACGCGACCTTCAAGTTGGAGTATCTGGCGTGGTCGCTTGGCGCGACCATTGAGCAGGGCGGCACGAGCTTCTATGAATCCACTGGCGCTGGCGAGACTGTTGTCGCCACTGGTCAGATTGAACTCAAGAATAAGCCCGCCGCGTTCAACGGTACGATGATTGGCTGGTATAAGAAGCCCGCTGATGCTGGTTGGTCTATTGGTGCTATCACCGAGACTGGTGGCAGGTATTACCTTGCTGTTGCTGGCGCAAACGCTGGCGATGTGTACTGCATCAAGTACCCATACATGGATGAGAATGCTCGCATGATGGCGATTCCTGCGGACTTTGCGCCCGAGGAGCTGCATATCGTTCTGCTGAACGATCTGTACAACGCCGATATCAACGCCGATGCTTCTGCGTCCAAGGTTGGCCGTCTCATCACCGATATTCCGCGTCTTGGCCTTGACCCGTCTCAAGACCTCACGCTCAATGCAACCAGCTCTGCGCCCACTCAGCTCACTGGTACGGCTCTGCGCTATGTTGCGTCCGAGGGTTGCACTGCTGACGCTTCTTACGGCACGATGACCGAGCAGGTTTATGGTGCTAAGTGGCAGGACTCGGTGCAGTTCATTGCGCCCGAAAATGGCGACATTGAACTCGGCACTGGTGAGACTGAAACGCTCGTCATGCGCGTTGTCTATGGTGGCTCTGTTGCGTCCCAGCGTAAAGACAACTTCAACTTCACCTTTACGGTGCTCGAGGGTGATTCTACCGTCAGCACTTCTGGTGTTGTGACCGCCGCTGGCTCTGCTGGCAAAACTGTCATTGGTATCACCCTTACTGGTTATGCCAATGTTCCTCAGGCGTTTGCTTACGTGAGCGTGACCTGATAAATTATAGGGTAAGTAATCTTTGCATTGCTTACCCTATTTTTTTAAGAAAAAATTTGAGGTGAATAGGATGTGCGAATATGTAGACCAGAATGTTTGCCGCATCACCAAGGAGGCTTGCCCGTGGATGTACTTATGTCCTCAAACGGGAACATGGCGAGCTAACAACTATATGCCGACCGATTGCAAGGTTAAGCGCGACGTGGACATCCCAGCAGGATATTGCCGCGTTCGTGAAGAGCGCAAGGGTTGGTTGTATGTAGACCTTGGCGAGCAAACAATCCGCGTCAAGAACCCATTTGACCATACACCTCTTTGTGTCCGCGTGAGGAAATTAAAATCCGGCGAATATAAACTCAGAGAGTGAGGGAAAGAAAATGGCAGATGGCGATATCGGCAAGATTTATGGTCGTCTGGATGACCATGACCACCGCATCACCGCGCTCGAATCTACTCGCCCATTCCTGCAAGACCTTATCGCTCGAAGCGTAAAGAGCAATGAGGTGCTTGCCGAGACCATGAAGGACGTACAGATGTCTATGGTCAAGCTCAACGATAAAATGGATACCCAAGCCGAAGAGATCAAAGAGATGAAACAAGCATCAGAGACGGCCAATGCCGCTGTGAATACAAAGCTGACGGCAGTTGAGACTAAAGTTTCAAAGATTGAGGATGCAGGCAAATTTGACATCCGTGAATGGGTCAAGAAGAATTGGCCGTGGCTCTGCGTGATGGCTGGTTTGGGTATGATGTGGGCGTCACAATATGTGAAATTTTAATGAATGAAAGGAACAAATGGATATGAAAGAAATCAAGGCTATTGAGCCTAAGTACCTTGAGGCGTATGATGTGCGCGTCAATCCATATCTGACGTATGCGCAGATTCAGGCGATTGTCAACGGCGTCAAGGAACTGGATGGCTGGGCTGAACGAGAGCAGAATATTGATATGTGCGTGCTGGCGTTTGCTACGGACATTCCGACCGAAAAGCTGGAGGAGATTGGCCATGATGCGCTGTTGCAGAGCGGTTTAATCAACGAGGTTATGGGCGAAATCAAGAACCTGTTTAGCGTCTATGAAGCTATTGAATATACGGAGTCTACTAAACGTGCTCTGGCTCAGATTGTCAAGGCTCTTCCAAAATATCAGGAACAACTTGATGCTGTGGTGAAGAAGTATGGCGGGATTACCACGAAATGACGCTCAACTGAGGCGAGAGCTTATGCCGCGTTTACAAATCGTCGTGGACTATATCATGGCGAAGATTGCCGAGCGAAACCAGCTTGAGATTGAAGCTAATGTTTATCGCCGTGGCAAGCCAAGCATCTATGAGCGGACTGGTCAATTCCAGAAGGCGTGGAAAACCGATAAGGCTCAAATTTCTGGCATGCACGTTCAGGCAAAGTTCCACTATGAGCCGTCTGAGATGGACTTGAACTTAACGACGACCATCCCACAGCATGGTTCTATTGACCCTGATTGGGGAGATGCTCGCGAATATCTGGCCGAGCTTATCTACAATGGCGCATCTGGCCCAAAGTACGGCGATGGCTATTGGACGCAACGCCGTGATGCTTGGGATGCGCTTATTGAGGATATTGATGGCGAGGATATCATCAAGTGGACGCGGCAAGGTTTTGCCGAGGCCGGCCTGACCGTTACAAAGAAGAGGGGGTAGATGGCGTGAAACTTCTCTCCCTCGACGCCTCCACAAAATCCACGGGGTACGCCATCTTCGACAATGGCAAACTCGTGGCTCATGGTGTCATTAAAGAAAAGCATGATGATTGGCGAGAGAATGTCACGGCTGAAACCATGGAGCTTGCGGCGATTATTCGAAAGTATCAGCCAGACGCGGTATACGCCGAGGACGTGCCCATGAAGGATGGCAAGCTCACCATTGCTAAGCTTGGCGCAGTGCAAGGTATGATTCTAAGTCTTTGCGCAGGATTTAGACTCAAGCCGACGTTTCTGTTGCCGAGCGTATGGCGTCGTGAGCTTGGAATGTTTGATGGCACAAGAGCTGGCTTACAGCGCGACGTTCTTAAAGAGAAAGCTGTGCGGATGGCCAATGAAATATTCGGGCTTGACCTGACATGGGTTAAGCCAAAGAGCACCAAAAATGAGGATGATACTGCCGAGGCTATACTCATAGGCTGGGCGGTCATCCAAAGCCAAAATCACAAATAATGAAAGGGTGTGAGATATGGCTTCTAACAATGATTATAGTATTCTTGCGAAAGTTGTACTTGACTTAAACAATATTCAGTCGCAACTCAACAATGCCGCCAAGAGGGTCACGTTCAAGGTTGACGGCAAGGGCATTCGCTCGGTCACGGCTGAGTTAAATGATATGTCTGGTGCAACACAGCAAGTCAATAAAGATGCTGGCGATGTTGAGGCGACATTCAATGCGATGAACGAGGTATTCCGTCGTTCTGTTGACGCAATTTCCAGCATGGTTGAGCAAGTATACACGTTGAATGGCGCGATGACGGAATTTAAGAAAGTTTCGGATTTGCGCGGAAGCGGACTGGAGAGCTATGTCCAGAACCTATCTGAGATGGGCAAAACCGTAGCGCGTACCGGCAAACCAAATCGGTCTGAGCCGGAGTGATGGGATGGTAAACCAGCACTGAGAACAGCCCCTAAACCCTTGAAAGCCTGAAGAGCCTTGCCACTACAACGTGAGGATGAGATAAGCTTGAGCGTGAATGTGGGAAACCGATAAAACGGCAAGGATGGCGTATGGTTGAAAGACCCAATCGCTATGTCACGAATATTATATACTATCCGTGACAAAAGGGCAGCTTGGGCGCGAAGCCGTGATGAGCGGTGTGTCAATCGAGTATACAGGGCGAGCCTCCAAATTTATAGGCCGAAGAAGTACTCAGGCGAGGATTGAAAACCCTCGGAAATTTAGTCTTGACAAATATTTTCTTCTATGTTATATTTTAACCATCAAAAAATATTGGAGGTTAAATTATGGTATTAGTAATTGGAATGTGGGTCGGCATCATCTATTGCATCTGCAAGGGTATTGCTGGGGCTTGTATGCGCGGACATGGCAAAGCCGGTGGTGTTTTTATCTTTAACATCATCTGGTTCACGCTGTGCATGTATCTTGGCGCGACTACTGACCATCTTTGTGTTGCCATTGGCATCTGGACGTTCGTCGGGACTATTCTCAACGCCTTGATGATTGGCTCTCAGCAACGCATGGATGACCCCGACGAGCGGCAAAAGATGATTAACGAAGTCAAAGCGCAAGACAAATACGACAATGACTATGGTGTCTATGACCCAGAGAAAAAATAATCAAGACTAAACAACCACGTCAGAAATGGTTGAAGCGGCCACCGAGTTTAAGAAGTCGGGTTACAGTGAAGCTGATTCGGCTCAACTTGCTAAGGTGGCCTCGCTCTATCAGAATATCGCTGATGAGCAAATTTCGGCTGGTGAAGCATCCAACTTTATCATCAGCCAGATGAAGGCGTTCAATTTGACCGCAGATGATAGCGAGCATATCATTGATGCGGTCAACAACGTCTCGAACAACATGGCCGTATCGTCTGCTGACCTCGCAACAAATATTGGTAAAGCGTCTGCGGCGTTGGCTACTGGTAACAACACGTATGAAGAGTCCTTGGCGTTAATGACGGGCATCGTTGAAATTACCCGTTCTGGCACTAAGGCGGCACGGGGAAACAAGTCCCTAAGAGTATAGTGATATGCTCTGTTTGTATCCATCTAAACCCAGCAACTCCTAAAGCTCTATCACTACAACGTGGCCTTGAAAGACTGGCGAGCGTGAATGTGGGAAACTATTAAAAACGATAGAGATGGCATATGGCCAAAAGCCTAAGTGTTGAAAGTAATGGATGCTTGGGTGCAAAGCCTCGAATAGAGGTGCGTCAAACGATTATCCCATTGGCGGCGTAACCGCAACAGGAGTAAGGCCACAATGCTTGGTGGTGGGTGAAATTCCCTTAAATTGAAATGGTGGAATCTTCTTAATCGAAGATAAAGAAATAATCTGAACATCACGTGAAAGCGTGAGGGAAAGGAAATTATGAAAAGATATAGTTATGAACAAGTAAAAGAGATGTTCGAGCAAGCTGGGTTAAATTTGCTTGACGAAGACTATCGAAGTGTCGATGAAAAAATGCTATGCGAAGACGCTGACGGTTATAGACATATGAGGTCTTTGCGAGTCGTGATGAACAAAGCGAAATACGATGCGATTGCACCACATATCTTTAGTTCTAAAAATCCTATGGCTTGGTATAATATTCAACACTATGTTGATAAATTTGTGGCTAATGGAACAAAGCTGGCGTCAAGTCAAGGAGATTATATTAACTCAGACAGCAAACTGTTGTTTGTGTGTGGGTGTTGTGGTAAGGCTTATTGGAAGAGATTTCTCGATTTTAAGCATGACGAGAATAAGGTTTGTCCGTCTTGTTATAAGGCTTCAACTCAGGATAATCCCCATCGAAAGCCGAATGATAGAGTTATATACGAAGAGATGATGGCTAAGGTTGGGTTACACATTTTGAGTGACAGCGGCATTCGATACCATTCATCTGTTGGGGTCGAAGACGCTGAAGGTTATCGAGGCATCGTGTCTATGGCGGCTGTGACTCGCGGTAGTAGCTTTAAGCGATTCTATGTCCACAATCCATATACTATCTACAATATGCGAAGATTTGCTGAGTTGAATGGCGGCGACTGCGTCGTTGAAGACCAAAGATTTCTTGGCGATAAAGCCATGATGAAATTCAGGTGTTCTTGCGGAAATGAATATACGACGAGTTTAGTGCATTTCATTCACAACAAAAAGTTCAAGTGTAATGAATGCCGTATGAAGCAATCGAATATCGCCAAACTGGTTGAGCTGTATCTTGTGGCGTCTGGCGTTGAATATATCAAAGAGAAAGTGTTTGCGGATTGCGTTGGCTATACTGGTCGCTGTTTACCATTTGATTTTTATTTGCCTGAGTTGAATGCTTGTATAGAAGTTGATGGCGTCGGTCATTATAAAGCTATTCCATGGGGCGGCATGACTAAGATTGAAGCCAAAGAACATCTGGCAAAACGTGTGGCTTATGACGATGCGAAGACGGGATATTGTAAAGCACATGGCATTCCATTATTGAGAATACCGTTCTGGAAGATTGAAAATTCTGAAGATTACAAAGATGAGATTGATGGGTTCATCCTTTCCACTCAAGGGTAGCGACCTTGAGTAAACAACTATGACTTGTTTCCATCCAATCTCGTCTGAATCAAATCGTCGACGAATCCTCCTCTACTGGCAAAGCTCTGACGGCATGGTATGAAGAGCACAATATTGCTATCTATGACCAAGAGGGTCAGCTCAGAAAGCTCTACGATATCTTGCATGATGTTGCAGAAATTTGGCCTGAGCTTACGACCAATGAGAAGGATTACTACCTGAATCAGCAAGCAGGTGCTAACCAATCTGCAAATCTCGCCGCAGCTCTCACGAACTTTGAGGGCGTTGAGAAAGCCTTGACTCTTGCGCTTGATGCCAATGGCTCAGCTATCAACGAAAATGCGGCATACATGGAATCGCTTGAGGCTAAGACGAATAACCTTAAGGCAACATTCCAAGACCTTGCCAATAACGTCATTGACGACAAATTGGTTGGAGCTGTGTTGGACTTAGCCAATGGATTCTTACAGCTTGCCAATACCGACCTTGGTCGCATTGTCACGCAGATTACGTTACTGACTGGTGTTGGCTGGGGCGCAACCGGATTGCTTCAGGCGTCCAAGATTATCCCTTCCGTTATTAGCCAATTCAAGAATTTTGCAGCAGCGGCAAGTCTTGCTAAAGAAGGTGCGTCTGGATTATTTGCGGCGTTGAGCGCCGGTGGTGGTGTCCTTACTGGTATCCTTCCAGTTATTCTTGCTGTAGCTGCGGCTCTTGCTGTTGGTGGCTATTTCTGGAAGGCAACCGAAGACAGTCGTAAGAACATTGACGAACTCAATGAGTCTATTGAATCTGATACTCAGCAACTTGAAACGAATAGGGCTCGTCTCGAAGAAATCAACGGTATAGCTTGGAATGACAAGACGCCGGAGATTCTTGCCGAGAAGGACGCTCTTGAAAAGGAAAACGCCGAGCTTCAGAATCAGATTGACAAGTACCAGCAGCTCAAGACCGAAAAGGCTCAAGCTATTCTTGACAACGCTTATACTACTGAAACGACCTATACGACTAAGCGTATTGGCGGGAAGGAAACGACCGTTCCTGTTACTGAGCTTATCGAGGGCGCAAAGTATTATGAGCAACTGACGTTAAAGCTCCAGAAATATCAGACTATTCTAAGCCAAAACAAATCCTTGACCAGCGAGCAAGTTGTTGAGTACAATAAGTTGACGGCTGAGGCTGGGCGGTTAACGTCTGCTATGGAGAATGTCGAGGGCGGCGTCGCAAGTTGCACCAATGAACAACAATTGCTGTACAACACGTTCCAGAGCACACAAGTTGCGTACAATGAGGCGCAGACGTATATCAGCAATTACGTCAACAAACTTCTTGAACAAGCAAGTACAACCACCACGGCCAAGAACGAGATGTATAATCTCGCGGCCCAAATGATTGCAACCAATAATCAGCAACTCAATTTCAGCCAGCAGATTGCCGCATTACAGCAGTTGGCGACTCAGGCAGGATATAGCGCGTCTGCTATCGCCGCTGTCATGGGTATGAGTGACACCAGCGCCCAGAATCAAATTCGAGCATCTGCTACTGGCTTGATGCAACAGGCACATTACGCTGGCAAGAAATTAACCAGTCAAGAGGCTATGCGTCAAGCAAGTCAGGCATATATGAAGAACTTGTGGGGTAGCTTGACGTCGTTCTATCAGCCGTCTGCTTCTACCACCACACCAACTGGCGGGACAAGTGTCCCGACATATACATCGCCAAGCTCTTCTAAGCAAACTCAGAAAAATAAGGAAGAAGCCAAGGACGCTGTCAAAGAGGTTGAGAAAACCGCCAAAGATTCGGTTGACAATGTATCTGATTCCGTCTCTGATGCTCTAAACGAGCAGAAGCAGATGATGCAAGGCGTCATTGACTATTACGTCGAATATGCCTCTCGTAAAATCGAGGAACTGCAAGACCAAATTGACGCCATCAACGACAAGTATGACCAAATGCTTCAGGATGCGGAAGACCGCGCTCAGGCGCAACTTGATGCTCTGGAAGCTCAGAATGACGCCGTTGAAGACCAGATTACCTTACAGGAAAAGCTCAATGCGCTGGACAAGGCTAAGAATACCATGCAGATGGTATTCAAAGATGGCCAGTTTGTATATCAAGCCGATGCTGATGCTGTAAGTAAATCCCAAAATGAGCTGAATGCGTACTATCGCCAAAAGGATTACGAGAACCGCAAGAAGTACATTGAGGATTCGCTCAAGGCCGAGAAGGAATATATCGAGACTCTGCGCAAGAACGAAACGGCGGCGCTTGAAGAGGAGAAGGCACGCTGGGAGGAATACAAAGAGGGTTGGAGCAATCTGACCAGCGAGTATGAGTATCAGCAGAACAAGCTCCTCGCCGACCAAATGTTTGGCATTGAACAAGAGAACGCAAACTGGCAGACGCGTTTGGCGAATCTCCAAAGTTTTGCGAGCCAGTACAATAGCATCTTGGCTGGTCTTGGCGGTGGTTCTGGTGGCTATGGTTCTGGTTCTGGCGTTCAACCCGGTGAATGGGCTGGTAGTGGCGAAGGCTATGCAAGTGACGCTGAGGCTTGGGCTGACATTGTCAACGCTTACAATCCGCTTTGGGACAAAGATACGGACTATGGTGAACTTCTTGAAGAGGGAATCAAGAAAGGCTATGGCTACGACTGGATTAAGGGCGTCATTGGTCAGCGCAATGCTAAGATGCAAGCACTTGGCATTCAGGGAGAATCCACAGCAGATATGTGGAATCGCCTGAAGAACAAGTACGGCTACACATCTGGATATTCCGGTTCGACAAGTTCCAGTTCTTCCAGTTCGTCTCGACGCAACAACACGTCGAGTAGTAGCGGCAGCGTTAGTCATTCTGACCAGTCCAAAATCATGGGAATGGAGGATGAGATTGCGCGAAATTCTCAAGCATGGTTCGACGCCGATGAGGAAGAGCGTAAGCGTCTCCATGAGCGCAATGAGGAACTGCGGAAGAAATTGTCGGATATGGGTTATGCCAGCGGTACGCTATCTGCTCGTGGCGGCTTGGCCATGGTTGGCGAACAAGGCCCCGAGTTGCGCGTATTGAATCAAGGCGACGGGATCATCCCTGCTGACATTACGCGCAACCTGATGAAGATTGGCTCTGACCCGCGTTGGTTTGCAAGCAAATCTGGCGCTGGCAATACCATCCTCAATGTGGCCAATGTTTCTCTGCCGAGCGTGCGCAATGCCCAGCAGTTTGTTGACGGCCTCAAGCAGATGGCGATGCAAAGAAGTTATGCGACAACTTAATATTATGGCGGCTTGGTATTTACTGAGCCGCCATTTTTCTAAACAGAAAGCGAGGTGAAGGCGTGGACGCAAGGAATGAAATTCTTGACGCGATTCAAATTTTGATTGGCCGAGCGTTAGAGAGTACAACGAAAATTTACAACAGCACGTGCAAAGGTGTAGTTGCGAGCAATGTCGCCCTGATGGTTGTGAATGGCGTTGAGGCCAAGGTTGTATTCTATGGCGATGCACCTACGGCCAACAAACAATATCGTGTGTTTGTACCTGAAGGCAATATGTCGAACGCCTTCATGATTACTGGTGGCGGTTCTGGCGGCTCTAAGCCAACAACTGCTGACTATAACAACCCGACCAATAAGCCCAGCATCAATAATGTAACGCTGACGGGCAACAGAACCAGTTCTGACCTTGGCGTATATGGCACAGGCAATGAGCCGCCATATCCTGTCACAAGCGTCAATGGCCAAACTGGCGATGTGACGATTGATGTTGGAGGAGATGTTACCAGTGTCAATGGCAAGACCGGAGATGTCACGCTTACGGCATCGGACGTTGGGGCATTGCCGAGCACGACTAAGATTCCAACGGCGACCAGCGACTTGACTAACGATAGTGGTTATATCACGGCGGATGGCGCACCTGTTCAAAGCGTGGATGGTCAAACTGGCGCTGTGACAACCAATGCCGTCAAGACTACGGCTCAGAGCTTAACCGATGCGCAGAAAGCTCAAGCCCGCACGAATATCGGGGCTGGTACAAGCTCGTTCAGCGGCGCATATGATGACTTGACTGGTAAGCCGACCATCCCCTCTAAGACCAGTGAACTTGATAATGACGAGGGCTTTATTACGGATGCCGCGCTTGAGCCGTATGCTAAGACGGCTGATGTTCCAACAAAGACGAGCCAGCTTAACAACGATTCTGGATTTGTTGATGCCGCTGGAGCATCTGCGGTCGCCCCTGTTCAATCTGTCAACACCAAAACTGGCGCAGTTGTACTTACGCAAGATGATGTTGGAGATGGCACGACCTATGTGCGCACTCACAACGATTTCACAGATGCGGCTAAGCAACAAATCAATACCAACGAGGACAACATCGCTATGCTGGATTCTGATATGGAGGCAGCTCAAGGCGATATTACGACGCTCAAGGGCAATGTGACCACGTTGACCAATGCGCTACAATCTAAACAGGATACAATTACTGGCGGCGCGAGTACTATCACCGATGACAATCTCACGGCAAATCGTGCGCTTGTATCTGATGGTAATGGCAAGGTAGCCGTGAGCAATGTAACCAGTACAGAGCTTGGCTATCTGGATGGCGTGACAAGCAATGTCCAGACGCAACTTAATAAGAAGCTGGAGAGCGCACCTGTTACTAGCGTGAACAGCAAGACAGGAACAGTGGTGCTTGGTGCATCTGATGTTGGGGCTGTGGCTACCAGCGACGTGACACAAACCCTTGGCACAAGCACGACCAAGGTGCCGAGTGAGAAAGCTGTGGCTGATGCCTTGTCTGGCGCTGGCGCGGGCGACATGCTCAAGGCGACATATGACCCGACTGGTGCTGTTGAGGATGCTGGCGGAATTCCCGATTATGTTGCTGGCCAGTTGCCAACGGTCAATGATGCCACGCTGACCATCCAGAAGAACGGCACAGCTGTGGGCACATTCACGGCAAATGCATCTGCCAACAAAGCCATCAATATTACGATGGCTAAGGGAGACGTTGGTTTATCGAATGTTGACAACGTTAAGCAGTATAGCGCGAGCAATCCACCGCCTTATCCAGTGACAAGTGTGGCTGGCAAGACCGGAGATGTGGAGCTTGCTAAAGGCGATGTAGGACTTGGTAACGTTGACAATGTAAAACAATATTCTGCCAGCAATCCGCCTCCATACCCTGTTACGTCTGTAAATGGGCAGACCGGCGCGGTTGAGATTGATGTTGGCGGTGGCGGCGTCCAAATAATCCTATCGCCCACGCAGCCATCAGGTCTCAAAGCTGGTGACTACTGGTATCAAATCATAACATGAAAGGAGCAATCAATATATGGCTCTGACAACTCCTGTGCTTGCTCCTGTTCCATATTTTGATGCGAGCAATGCGCAAACATTTACCTTCGCGGTTCGTGGTGGCGACCAAGTAACGGGCAACACCATCACCATTAAAAACAACGCGACGCTTGAGGTTGTATACACAGCAAGCATCACGACGTTTAAGCTAGAGCATATTGTCCCTGCTGGTACGCTGACCAATGGCACATACTATCAGGCGACCATCCAGACCAAGAACGCGGCTGGTGAAACATCGGCTGAGTCCAATGCTGTCCAGTTCTATTGCTATGCTCAGCCCAGCTTTGCCTTTACCAATATTGCTGATGAGGGCGAGGTTGGCAACAGTAGCTATGCCTTTGCTGTCCGATACAACAATGTAACGCCAAATGCCAATGAATATTTGAACGAGTTCGTGTTCAACCTGTATAACGCGGCTGGTACATTGCTGTCGACCTCTGGCGCTCAATACAATTCAAGCAAGACCTTGCCGCTTGACCTGAGCTATTTGTTCAGCGGCTTGGTTGATAAGACGGCGTATATGGTCGAGGTTGTTGGCGTGACCACTGGTGGCCGTCAGATTACCACTGGCAAGGTTGGATTTACGACTACTTATACTCAGCCGTCTTTGTATAGTTATATCTATTTGACGAACCAATGTCAAGAGGGGTATATCACGATTGATTGCAATGTCGTGGCAATCATTGGCAAGATTGATGGCGGTGGTGAGCCTGTGTACACCGATGATAACACAGCGCTTGATGCTCGTGAGCATGGCGTGACGTGGGATGACGGCTATGAGATTACAAATGGCTATACCACGCGCATTTGGGGTCGAGCATTTACTCCCGATGGCGAGGTACTGCGCTTCAGCAACACGACTGGCGACACCGTAAGCCTTGTCTACCGCGAGGATGCAACAAAGGCATGGTGGGAGCTGCGGGTCAAGAATCTTGACTTTGCGTGGGCATATGTCATCAAATCTACAACAATTACCAAGCCTGACGATGACGACCAAGTATTTGCTTGGCTGAGACAGGATGGAGACCTTTACGATATCATCATGGAGAATTTGGGGGTGAGCGCCTGATGCTTTCTTTTGTAGGCTATAATTTCTGCTCGGACATCAACTCGCTTGACCCTATGGCGACGATGATTCGGAATATCACGACGACCAAGTTGGCCAATGGCATCTTTGACCATTTCAACGTAACCAGCAATACCACGATGGATTACGACCACACCAAGCCCACGGATTGGGACTTTGATACCATCATGGATTGCAACTTTGATGGCAATGTCAACGCGGGCAACTGGGAGCAAATCACGGCTGATATCACGGCGGTCAAGGTCAAGCGGCGGG